ATGCTCAAGCTCTTTACAAAGTACGCTTCTGTGGGCGTGCTCAACACGCTAATCCATTGGGTGGTATTTGCCGCGTGCTTCTATGCACTAGGCACAAGCCAGGCACTGGCGAACTTCAGCGGATTCGTTGTTGCGGTAAGTTTCAGTTTCTTCGCTAATGCTCGCTTTACGTTCAACAGTTCCACAACCACGTCGCGCTATATGCTTTACGTGGGCTTCATGGGCTCGCTTAGCGCAGCTGTTGGATGGGCTGCAGATGAATGCTCTCTACCGCCAGTGGTTACGCTGGTCGTGTTCTCCGCTATCAGCCTGGTGTGCGGGTTTATCTATTCGAAATACATCGTCTTCAGGGAAGCAAAATGAAGATTTCACTCGTGGTTCCGGTCTTCAATGAAGAAGACACAATCCCTATTTTTTATAAAACCGTCAGAGAATATGAACCACTCAAATCGTTTGAGGTGGAGATCGTATTTATCAATGACGGCAGCAAAGACGCTACAGAGTCGATTATCAATGCGCTGGCCGTTTCTGATCCGCTTGTTGTGCCCCTATCCTTCACCCGCAATTTTGGCAAGGAGCCGGCGCTATTCGCAGGGCTGGACCATGCCACCGGCGACGCGGTGATTCCGATTGACGTCGATTTGCAGGACCCGATTGAAGTTATCCCGCAACTCATTGAATGCTGGCAGGCTGGGGCAGATGTCGTACTGGCTAAACGCACAGACCGCTCTACAGATGGCCGCCTGAAGCGCAAGAGCGCTGAAATGTTCTATAAGCTGCACAATAAAATAAGCAACCCACGAATCGAGGAAAACGTCGGTGATTTCCGCCTCATGTCGCGTGATGTAGTAGAAAACATCAAGCTAATGCCAGAGCGTAACCTGTTTATGAAAGGGGTGCTTAGCTGGGTTGGCGGGCGCACTGACGTTGTTGAATACGCACGAGCAGAACGCATTGCAGGAGATTCTAAGTTCAACGGCTGGAAGCTGTGGAATCTCGCGCTTGAGGGTATTACCAGCTTCTCCACTTTTCCTCTGCGGATGTGGACATACATTGGGTTGTTAGTAGCCGGGATATCATTTCTGTATGGTGCATGGATGATTGTCGACACGCTTGCCTTTGGTAACCCGGTTCGCGGGTATCCATCACTTCTGGTTTCAATCCTGTTCCTGGGCGGCATTCAGCTTATCGGTATTGGCGTTCTCGGAGAGTATATTGGAAGAATATATGTTGAGGTTAAAAAAAGGCCTCGGTATTTGATTAAAAATAAGGGTTAATGATTATGGAAAACATTATAAAATCTAGGACGTCGCGGTATGCGATAATCATAGCATGCATATTAATATCAATATTGATAACTAGAAAATATATGCCTTATGACTCTGACATAGTTAACAGTCAGATATTCTGGCCTGATTTTCTTAGAAGTGGAATGAGTGTTTTTAAGGACTGGATTCCTACGGTAGATAGTTGGTATTTAACTGTCTATCCGGTTCATTTCCTTTTTTATTATTTGTTCGACTCAACTGATGTCAGCGTGGTTATAGTTGCTACCGCATTATTTCTAATCGCCATCGCTTTATCTTCATATGGAATTTCCAGGATTGCTACGGGTAATGAAATTTCCTCATTGTCCATTTTGATTGCGTTACTTTGCCCAGCATTCTCATATACATACGGTTTTTTGGTGCATCCATTTTCACATAACTCTACCAATGCATTCGGTATGTTTTGTGTGCTGTTATCACTATTAGCTATTAAAAATAACAAGGTTTACTTCAGCATCATATCTGGATTCCTGTCTGTTCTTGCAGGAGTATCTGATCCGTGGTTCTACGCATCCTATCTTTTACCATTAATCATTGGCACCGCTTTTATCTCTTATAAAGACAAGCGTAATGTTAAGCACCTGATAGTTTATCTGATTTCATTTATAGCTGCGTACTCAGGTATCATTCAATCATTCCTGGGAATACCAATTCACAAGTTTTCATTGGTGCCACTTACAGTAATGTTGGAAAATGGCGTCCAGATGGTATTCTTGACGGGAAGGATGCTGAACGTCTTGATTATCCAGCATGATCTTGCATATGCCATATCTTTTTGTTTGTTTTTTGTTTTAACATGCATATCCATATACAATCTGTACAGATCTGGAGGGGTTAATACCTATCTCTCATTGGTGCTTTTCTTCTCCCTTGCTGGAATAATATCTTCATTTATTCTCAGCTATCCAGACGTAAGCATTCTTAGCGCGCGTTTTTTTGTTAACATCCAGTATATAGCTATACTGCTGGCGCTAATATCAGCGATAAGGCTAAAAAGCATAGTTTATTCGACTATCATAGCGCTATATTGCGTTAGCTCTATTTACTCATATGCCGCCACCCCTAACGGGTTACATCAAAAGCAGGATGAAACCGTAGATTTTGTGAGATTTTTACATAAAAATAACCTTTCGTTTGGGTATGGTTCTTTCTGGAGACTAACGCACACAGTTACCTGGTTTTCTAACGGTAAGATACATGTAACTCCAGTATACTTCAGTGAGAAAGATGGATCGATTGATTTGAAGAGAGCAAGGGCTCAGACAATGAGATCTTGGCTGTCAAAAAGTTATATAGATAATAGTCCTGACAGGCAGTTTATTGCCATATCTCCGTCAATTGGAGGTAAGTGCAGAAATAATTTAGACTTCTGCGTTAATGGAACGATAAACAAAATTGGAAAGCCTGACGAGACTTTACACTATGGTGATGTCACTCTGCTAGTTTATAACAAAAGAATAATGTAGGACCAATGGCCTCTTAGCGAGGCCATTAATTTTCATTTTGAATTCATAGAAGCACGGCTTTTACTGTGAACGCAATATCAGAGTTAACCCCGCTGGAGTTTTTCACGATAACACTTGCCACATTATTAGTGCTTGTAACTTGTATACCGCCACCGTTTCCGTTATGAAACATTGTCAAAAAAACCGCCTTATCAAGGTTTACATTGCTTGTTAAGGTGTATAATCCAGTTCCTGTTTTTGAAACTGAAACAACATTCGCTGATCCTGCTGCTGATAGCGTTCCGTCCGCAGCGACCCTGGCAGTAAATAAGTCTCCTCTTGATTTAATGTAGTTAACCGCTGAGGTAACTACTACCCCTGCAGTTATTACATTATTCTCATCAATAAATTTCACTTTATCGGGGCCGGTATTGGTGAATGAAAAGCCGCTAAAAAATACATCTGGCCTATTCACGGGATCATCTACATAATCCCCACCTACAAGAAACTGGTTATCTGTCATAGTTAACTTGCAGTAGGCAGTGCCGGTAGGAGTTACGCTACCTGTGACGCCAATTCTTCCTGAGTATGCATTGGATGAAGTTTTTGCAAATTGCAATTTCTAATGCTTGCCTGGCAGGGCAGATTGATATCATAAGCGATCGCTACATCCCTCATATTGTTGTTTTCAAAATAGCAATTACGGATATCAACCCCAACGCCGCCTGCCGACCCAATTCTACGAGCGATGATACAAGCCGTTCCTGCTGTATCTCTGTTGCCATTTGCTTCAAAAGAGCAGTTGTCAATAACGACTTGCTGGGACTCTACCGCTTGTAAACAAAGGTGCCAACAGTCAATAAAGTCCACCCTTTCAAATGTTACAACATTAACACCGGTAACAGAGTTGAGCTTTCTCATCAGGAGGCCTTCCACACTGGACGTTATCCTGCAATCTCTTACCGAGCCGTACAGAGAGTCTTGAATAATTAGACTCCTATACAGATTATTGGAGAATATATCCTCTATTGTGAACCCAACCATCCTCTCCATAACAAGAAACGTTCCGGTATTATTATTACCTGAAGCCACCGTTCCGTTACCTCTTATACTCATACCCTTTAATGTAAACCTGTCAATTTGGTAATCAGATGTTCCTAAACTTCCTATTATCTGGAGTGCGACTCCATTAGAAGGAAAGCCCCCAGACTGAACATCCTGAATAATTACTGTTCTTTTGCTTCCTGAACCAATTATGTTGCCACCTCTGGGAGATGAAGATGTCACCCCAGAAGAATAGTCGTAAGTCACCTTACTGCGAAGAATGAACTCACCCGGCGGCAGATAAATATCTAATCGTAAAAGCTTGGCTTTATCCAGGGCTTTTTGAAGCGCGGATGAGTGATGTTCAAGAAACTGCGGAGCCCACCAGGAAAATTGTATTTCAGTTACATTTGAACGCACCCAGCATCCAGTGCCTGAAGGGTCTGATTCGCCTGCGCCATTTATAAAATCAATAGCATTCGCGTATGGTACCGTTGGAGAAATATAAATCGCGCCATCGTGTAACGATTTTGGAGATGCGGAATCATAATAGAAATCCCCGGCACCTACTGTTGAGACGGCGTACCAGCCGCGAAGACGCACTTTCTTTTTGTCAGTTGGAGTTATTTTTGAAAAATCAGCAACAGAGATTAACTCACCAATTAAGGAGAATCCGTCACTACTCGCCAGCGCTGACCTTAACGCTGAATCTCCAACGCTTATCCATGCCCCTACACCCGTTCCGCCTGTAGATGCTGGCGTAGATCCGGCAGGAACAACCTTGGGCAGCGCACCATCCCAGCGGTAATATTCACCGTCCGTCATGTCTTTCAGAACCTGATTGGGCAGCGTTAATGTTGTACCGGCCTGGAATGTGCCGACAGGAATCCATCCGTATTGCGCGATAGCCTGCTGCGCCAGCCAGCGCAGCCCCTCAATGGTGTAATGCTCGTTACCGAAACGGTCAACATAAGTATTAACCAGTGAGGTGACGAATTCGTCGATTTTCCCTGCGTTAAATTTAAGATCGCGCGGGGACTCGCTCGGTACTGGATTATTAGTAGGTTGCGTAGCCATATTTTTTCCATAAAAAACCCGGCGCGTTGGCCGGGTTGTGATGGTTGAATGGGTCTTATGAGTAGATAGAGTCGCTGTATTCTGAGACTGTCAGTGAGACGGTGTTATCGGTATTTGGCTTGATGCTGTTTACCGTCCATAGCTGGCTGTCCAGTTCTTCTACTGTCGCAATTAGGTAGCGCGACGGAAGCTGCACAGTGTCTCCATTCCAGATATTGAGCTGAATGTTTGGTATTGCCGCGGTGAATCCGTATTTGGTGTCCGTTCGAGGCGAAGCTGGGTAGCGTAACGTCGGATTTCCCATGCTGTCTGTGACCAGCACATACATCGAGCCGGTAAATGTAATTGGCTCGCTGGTATCGAAGTTGTTCCCGGCGCGCCCGGTGATATACCCCTGCTGCTGGTTGCTGTCGTAGATGTCCGGCATCTGAATGACGCTACCCACCTGGATAATGCCATCTTCGAAAACTTTTGCGTTCATCTTCACACGCGAGTAAATCAGCCGCTTAACTTCCCTCATCGCCCTCTCACGCGCCTGATAGTCGTTGCGGAATCCGACAATCTCCAGTTTGTTGGGGTTCTCTGCTTCCTGCTCGACGATAGCGCCGTTCAGCACGCGGTAGTTGATGTACGTCTTATTGTTGGTGGTCGGGTGGACATAGGACACCTGCACACCGTCATAGCCACCCGGTAGCGTGGCTTCGTACGTCATTTTGTACTCGTCCGTCTTCATGTTGGCCCGGTTGAATACTGCCGCCGGATAATCGACTTTCTGGTCACGTGTGAATGTAAGTACACCGTCGTCCCAATAAGCAACCACCGATGCCGCATTACAGATTGCCTGCACGCGGTCACCGAGCGAGTCGTTTTCGTCGTCAAAGGTGTAGTCGAAGTAGCCCAGGCGCTCATCTGGCAGACTCTCAGCAATAGAGTACAGACCGTACAGGTCAATGCTGCTGACCGACTGCTCACCCATGATGAGCCAGGTATGCGCCACCGCATCAGCGAACGAGCGAGACGGTCGCAGCGTGTAATCCACAGTCTGCGTGTTCAGGTTGTAAGTGATGGTATGGCGCGTTACGAGAGCGTTATATTTGCGTTCGCGACTTCCCAGCGCGTTTTCTGTCGCCCGAACTTTGACACGTACCAGCGTATCAGTAGGATGAACAACGTTCGTTCTGATATTAATGGCGTGGATTTCTTCAACTTTTAGCACCGAGGCATCGCTGGAGTTATCAGTGCGTTGGAAGCTGATCGCATACTTACCAAAGCCACCTGACGGGGTTATCTTATCTGTGCGATAAAACACTTCGCTCGTATGGTCGTGCGGCGTTCCCTGGTAATAAGTAAATGTCTGCGTAGTGCCGGGGATCTGGTTGTAATCATCGTCGATTTTCCAGATAACAACTTTCCAGTTCGTCTGTTTTTTACCACCCAGGCTCGACTGCGTGTGTAGCCAGAGCTGAGAAGATTCAACTGGCGAGAAGAATGGCCCCACAACAAGCGCTTCGTTGTCGTTGAGAATGAATTTCGTAGTGTTGATGGTGGCATTTGCCGGGATGTCCTGAGGGCCCTGCAGGTCGCTCATCGTGAAAGTGTACCAGCGAACAGGATTAGTAACCGCCCCATCGTTTGTCTCAACAGCGGAGATAAGGGTGCCAGAGAAAGTAGCATCAGTAGTGACATTGCCAGAAGCCGTGCTGTACGTAACGTTAATGGTGAATGTTACGGCATGCGGCAGCACTAACCCCATGAAATAATCGAAGTCGGATTGCTTCACGATTTTCATGGCTATCTGGCCGCCGGAATATGTCCCGCTGACGACTGTGTTTGCCGTCGCCGTTTCTATCGGGAAATCTCCCGCTTCGTTCTGCCCAGGCACCTCCTGTCCATCTACGTCATCGAAGCCATATCCCTCGACGATTTGGGGGATGACTTCACCGGGCTGATAAAACTGATATTCAGCCCCAGCCAGTGAGCCCAGACTCGATTCAGAGTAGCGCACAGACTCATAATCGTACTTACCGATTCCGATGCACATCCATTCTGTCACGTACTTCAGTCCGCCATCTTTATCACTCTGACGCACATATTCGAAAACAGATTCCTGAATAAGGTCAGGAAATGACCTCACCTGACCATAAATATCCGGCTTGGCTTTATAGACGCGCGCGGTGTTAGTCTGTCCAGTAAGGCTATTATTTGGAGAATCTACTGTATTCCCGCCAGTGTTTGCGATAGCTGGCTTTGGCGCAAGAAAGGAAAAAACCTGCCCAACCACTTTAAATATCGGGCTCAGAACATCTTCTACAATCCCTTTTGGCTGGTCGAAAATCTGGATTTTGTCCAGCTCGCTCAGCTCAAACGCCAGCTCATCGTCGTCACCCAGCTTCACGCCGTTGCGGATGATCAGCAGGTCACGGTGAAAGGTGTCGTCATTGCCCTTCAGCCAGTCATAAAAAATGGTGCCGTTTGGCACCCTGTAGCGTTCTTTTGGCGTTCCCGGGAAACGCTGAAGCTCAATCAACGCCATATTCGAAAAACTCCACTTTAGTGAATGCCCGCTGAATGACCAGCAACGAGTCCATGCGCACGCTTCCGTTCTCGCCGCGAGAGTGCAACGCTTGCCTGTTGAGCACCAGTCCAACATGCGCCGGTTGCGCGCCTCGGTATCCCACGAATATCCCGCCATCTACCGGATTATCGACCTGACGCCAGAAGACTACGTCGCCCTGATAACAGGTGAAGAAGTCCTCGCCAGCTTCGTAGTCCGGCGTCTGGTGTAGTTCAATACCGAGAACGTGGCGGTAATAGAGAACAACCAGACCCCAACAGTCTACCTTCTCAAACGAGCAGGCCCGGTTAGCCCACGGTATGCCGATCATCATTCTGATAAAATCAGAGGTACTGAAGGCCAGTGTATTCCGTTGGGTCATAGAGCCTTCCGATGTTGTTGTTCAGCGGGTTGGTGACAGACAGAGTGACCGAGGCGGAGTCTGCGTCGATGTCCACCGTCTTGACGTATAACTGCCAGGACTTAATCGGCACAGAAACGTCTCCACTGTCGAATATCTGCCGCGTGGCCGTGATTGCCGTCAGACGCGATGCACCCTTCCACTTCTTCATCAGCGCTTTGATGTCCGATGAAAGGCGGCCAAGTTTCACAGTGGCGTCAATCACAGGAGTCCCGCTCTGCTGGCTCTCTTCAATCTCGAAACGCGCAGGCTTGTACACCTGGCCGCCAAGCGTTTTATCGAAGAACTGCTTGTCTACCAGGCGGACGTATCCGAATGACGGGTGATAGAACGTGATTGTGTCGTATAGGCCGCGCGTCGGGCGCTGTTGTTTATATTCACGAAAGGAAGGCATTACGGCACCCTCGGCAGAGATTCCGGATCACGATTATCCGGATAACCGGTCACAACAATATCCAGCCAGCTATTCCACGGCGGAGGCAGCTCAACAATGATGTCGTCGAACTCGTCGTCAGGGTTATAGAGGTGGTTCGCGATAACGGTTCCCGTCCACGTAACCACTCCGCCGTCGATGCTGGTTTGCACCGGCATCTGTGTGAAATGCAACTCCTGAACCTGCAAGCCACTGCCGCCGATGTTGATGGGCATACGAAACCAGTTAACACCGCGATTCAGGTAGTTCGGGCTGCGCAGCCACTGCTGGAAAGCCCGCTCTTCATCAAGAGTGAAAATCCACGTCAGTGACCATGTGGTTTTGAGGTCGTCAGTAAGGTTCTGGAAAATAGCCGGGCCGACTGCTGGCTGGTCAGTCTGGAACCCGGTGTCTAGCGTCATGTTTTTGCTGGCCTTCTGCGCCAGCGGCAGCCAGTCAGGATAGTCGATAATAGCCATCAGCCCTGCCCTCTTGGCGTGCGTTTAACGTTCATGTTGCTGGTTATGGCGTTGCTGATTGGACCGCCATTGTTCAGGTCGGCGACAATTACATCTACTGTCACGCCGCCATTGCCATCAGTTCCGGCCTGAGCATCTACAGAGGACGATGTGTAGTTCTGGATGTTAATTACAACCCCGCCACCTGTCCCCGCTGTCATTTCCTTGTTGCTTATCACCCGGCCATTGTCGCCCGGAATCATATATTGCTTCCCAGTACTGGCCTGGTAAATCTCCGGCATCCCACCTTCACCAACCTGATACATCCCACCCGCTGATACCGGTCCGCCGTTTTTACGCTTACCAGAAAGAGCGAGTGCTGCTACGACAGCGCCAAGCCCAACCGCAGCGGCACCACCGAATGAACCGATTGATGCTACGATTGCCGCAGGTGTCCATGCCGCTGTAGTGGCTGCCGCTGATGCGGTGCTTGCCGCCGTCGTGGTGGCTAGAGCGCTAACCTGCGTGGCAGTGGTAGCTGCTATCGCTGCCTGCTGAGTAGTGGCTCCAATGATAGCGTTCTTAGCCCATTCAACGCCCATCTGAACGAATGAGTTAACCAGGCTATTGAGCACCGTGCTTGCCAGCGACCTGGCAGCGCCTTCAGCACTCATGCTTCCTGTGATTATTCCTGTTAGTGCGTTTGAAGCGTTACCAGCAAGTGCATCGAATGAGGCAGCAAGTGCTTCGTTTCCTGCGCTCTGGTTTCGCCATATTTCCCACTGAGCAGCAATGCGTTCCTGTTCATACTTACGATCAGCGGCTGCCTGTAAAGCAAGAGCGTTCTGATGTGAGATTACACCTTGCTGCTCGAATTGCTGAATGAGAGCAAGCTTTCTGGTGTTTTCATTCACTAACTGCTGAACTGGATCAACACTGCCTGCAGCTTCCTGTTGCGGCGTAACTGCTTGCTGAGAGCGTATTTTGGCGAGGTTAGCTTGATGCTCGGCCTCAAGTCTCTCTGAAGTTTGGTTATATTGTTCCTGACTTATTTTTTTCGCAGACAATGCAGTATTAAGGTCTTGCACGTCTTGCTTATAGCTGGCGTTCTCTCGCGCTTCCGGGAGTAGCTTCTCAGCGGCAGCCTGTGCCTTAATAGCATTGGCTGTATCCCATTTTGTCGCAGCATACTGCCTTGCCTGTTGGATTTGAGCCTGGGTAGCACCTTTTCCAAGAGAAAGCTCAGCATTTAGCATTGCCTGCTCTCTGCTCAATTCATCAGTTGAGTCGGCAGCAAGTTGAGACTGCTGCTTTAGCGCCTCAAGTTTCTGCGCTATTGACTCAGCCTGGCTGGCTGACTGCTTGCCCTCTTTGTTGCTTTGCTTTCTTGCTTCGGTTACCCGGTATGTCTCGGCATACTCGTCCTGTAGTGCCTTCACGCGTTTCTGGTCAGTAATCCCGGCATCGGCCGCATCATATTGAGCCTGCAACCGTGCGCGAGCCTCACCTTCAAGTTTGGCTAGTGCTAATCTGCGTTCCGAATTTTTGACAAGCTTTTGGGTGGCGGCATCATCACCGTTAGTTGAAGGGCTTTTGAAACCTTGGTTGTTTTTGGCTTCATTTGCAGCCTTGGCACGAATGCTGGATATTTCTTGCTCTGTGCGCTTAAGCTCAAAGGCAGCCTGTCCTCTTCTTTGCTGAAAAACAGCATCGCTTTCATACCAGCGCTGCCCTTCCTGAACTTCCTTATTAAGCTCTTGCTGCAACTTAATAAGTTTTGGCATCCTTCCGGCATCGCCTGCGTTGTTATTGTAATAATTAAGGTTATCAGCAACGCTTTGCATTAATCCCGCAAGTGTGGATGTCAGACCTATTGCCTGGTTCAGATCACTTATTGCGTTTTTAAAGGCAACATCGAGACTGTTTTTAGCTCTGTCGATGCTAACTGGCATTTTGTCGAATTCAGCGTTAACACTCTCCGACTGTTTCTGGATAGCGTTTAGCGCGTCTTGAGCAGTTAGCTTGCCTTCAAGCATTCGCTGTCTTAACTGACCAATCGAAATGCCTAACCCGGCCGCTATCTGCCTTGCCAGTTCCGGCATTTGCTCAAGAATGGAGTTGAACTCCTCAGCACGAACAACACCGCCTGCGATTGATTGCCCGAACTGTCGCAGGGCATTAGACATTTCCTCAGCAGACGACCCGCCGATAGTGCCTATTTTTTGAAGTGTGTCAGTCAGGGAAAGAATCTGTGAATTTGTTGCGCCTGTTTCTTTGAGGGCTGAGGTGAGAGTCTCCCAAAGACGTTCAGTATCAGAAAGGCTATTCCCGGTTTGCGATGCTATAGCTGACAGCGCCTTCATTGACTCTTTCGCGGCATCAACGCTTGGGCTAAGGCGCGCAACCCTGGCCTGCAGGGTATTCATCTGGTCGCCAATTTCGATTAGCCGCCTGGCAGTTTCAATCGTGAAAGCGCCAGCAATAGCAAGTCCAACCTTGTTTAATGCCCCCTCGAAACGACCAGCGGATTGAGATGATTTATTAAAACTCCCGTCCATCTGGTCAAGGCGCTGGTTGACCTTTTGCTGCGCTGTAATGAGTTGAGCAACATCCATTTCTACTTGATAGACGATGTTACCTAACTGCTTATCTCCGGCCATTTATCAACCTCCGGTCATAAAAACCGCCTCAGCAGTTATCATTTTTTTGAAAAATTTATTAATGTGTTTAGTACCACTATTAGCATTCAGGAATGCCATGTCTTTCGTAGAGCCATCATCATTACCTCTTGATGACCCAAAATCAGGAGAGTTAGCAAAATCAATGATAATTTCTGAAGCCGAAGAATTATTCGGAGCGCGAGATACTTCATTTTCCATAAATGAAGCAATCCTCTATCACAACAAGACTCCCCGGGTCGTCGTTGCAACTGAGCCCAATAATCTCTGCATTGTTTATCTTAGTGACGGATCACAAAATAGATGGGACTGCTTTATGTACGAGATGGCTCATGAGTCTGTTCATCTACTCAATCCGCAAAAAATCTCGGCATCTTATTTAGAGGAGGGTGTTGCGGTTTGGTTTTCGATGATGATGTGTAAGAAGTACTCATATGTTTGCAACAAACCCACAGGTAAGTACAGACAGGCTTATGAGCTTTTATTAAAGATATCCGACGATGTCCCAAGTGTAGTGAGGATAATTCGAGAAAAATTTCCCAATCTCACTGACCTTAATGCCGATGATCTTCAGACTACCTTTCCATCTTTAACTCCAATAGATGCGAAAAGACTAGTCAGACGCATGGAGTATTAACTAGTTTTCTTCTCTTTTTAGCAAGGTACATTTCAGCAACTTGATCGTACTCTTCCCTGGTAAAGCCTTTCTGCTCAGGGTATTTCGTTGCCAGCAGCATTTGAAACTTGGTCATCGTCAGATTGCCAGCCTCCTGCTCGGTCATGCCGAAATGGGCCTGCGCGGCCACGATGTAATCGACGGCGCGGAACTCGGTACTGGTCTCTCCGCTTTCATGCCGCTGGAGCTTTCGCACTTTCGCCTTGCCGATAACGCCATGGGTTATCAGTGACTGCGCAATCAGCAGCATGTCAGATTCAGGCAGCGCGCCTTTGCGAATTTTGAATGTGCGACCAGTGCCTTTAGATGGGTGAAAAATACCCGTAAGCGGGCCAGCGTCTTTGTCACAGCAGGCATTGAGAACAACCACTGAAGCGAGAAACGCTTTGCGACCGTAACTGGTGCTTTTAATGTGGTTGATGAGCCATTGCGGAACGTATCCGTAAGCCTCAACAGCACGACTCACCAGACTGGTTACTTCATCGTTGTGCAGGTCGTAAAACACCTGCACGATTTCTTCTGGCTCGCCAATGCGCGACATGTTCACAAATGACGGCCGGAAGAAGTAATCCTCGCCGTCAACGCTGATGAGGCACTCGCCAATCTCTTTAAGCGGGATATTCACCGGTAAAGCCTCCACGCTTTTCTTCTCTCGTTTCTTGGAAGTCCGTCGAAAGCCTTTTCTACGGGCATCTCGTCGGCATGGTCTACGAGCGAGTAGCAAGGGTAAATAACACCCCTTCCCCATGCGTCGCCGAGGGCATAGTCCGCTGGCTTTCGCTGGCTCCAGTTCAGCAGGATGCAGTTAATTCCATTGGCTGGCAGCGCATAGCAGACGCCGTGAATCAGTCGGTTCAGGATGATGTAATCTTCCCGGCATTTATCCGCGGCGATAAGGCTTTCAGCAATCTGCTGCTGATACTGCGGCGGTCGACCCGTGCCAAGATAGAAGCTGATCAACTCATCAGGGAATCTGGCGCACCATTCAGCCGCAAGACCTGCAAAGCCATCCACCGGCTGAGCGTCATCTTCCAGCACGACCACTCGCGCTGACTGGCCTGCAGCCCACTTGATTGCTCTCAGGTGATTCCAGTTGGCTCCGTGGTCGGCATCATCGATAAAAAGCTGCGCATTAAGACTCTCAGCAAGCCTGTGAGCCTGCTGGGCGCGTCGGTGATGACCTACCACCGCGAATGTTACTTGTGCTGCCACCATGCTGTTTCCTTGCCGATGCCGTTGGTCTTAAACACCGTATGCACTTTCGGGCCGGTAATTACTCGGTCACCGAATGATTTCGCCACGATACCGAATGCGATCATGTCACCTACCGCCCTTGCTGCCCCTTCTTTATTCCAGAAGCGGTCGGACTCGATGCGGTAGTAAAGCCGCACGATGCGGTGAGCAAACTCCATGACGTCTTCGCGTAATCCGCCAAGCAATCCGGCGTTCAGCATGGTGTCGCTCGCGTACTGCTTCAGGAATGACTGATATACGCGCTCAGGATGATTTTTGAGGGCCCATTCATCGGAATAGGTCTTTGGCTCAGAACCGACATAAATCACGCCCGGATGCATCTCATTCCACGGCTCGCGAAGCATCTCGACATCTGTCCCGTCGGTGCACCAGACGAACCGATATTCAGGATGGTCGCGCAGGTATTGCCATATATGCAGCCAGCGCCGAAAATAAACGTTCATATTGACAACAGGCACGCGAACGGTCGTCTGGCCTGGAGGTGAGTATTCAAACTCGTCAGCGAGAATGACTGCGTCGGCACCTTTAATCGACTCTGACCATCTGGCGATAAGTGACTGCTCTGGCTTCATCCTGGTTCCTCGCTGCGGGTCAGGATGACTGGTCAGCAAGGTTGTGATGACGGCATTACGCTGCTTTCTGTATGGTGCCCATCCGGTATAACCGGAGTCCCGGCGCTCGTTGTGAATTTTTACGTTGTTGCTAACCTGCCGCTCGCGTTCAGGCTTGGGTACTGACCTCTCTACCGACTCGTGCTCATCCAGTGAGTAAATCAGCTTCTCAGAGCCAATAACGCCTGCGTAAGCCCATGAGGTAAGACCTGCATTATGAATGCGCAGAGCGAGGTCTGAATGCTCGTACATCCCGCGCCCGTAAGCCGGGTCGAACCCGCCAACCTTTTCAATCGCGCTGCGGTGGTAGTAGAGCATCACGCCGCGCTGCCCGGTGTAGGCGATATGTTTTTCATCACGGTACAGGACTGAAAGGTCATTCAGCTTGCGTGGGCCAGCCAGGTCGAGAAACTGATATGCCAGATGAGGCTCAGGAGACTCGATATACGGAATATGCCAGCCATCGGCAATCGGCCATGCGTCATCATCCCACAGGAACAGGTGTTCGCAACCAGCATCAATCAGGGCTTCAATGCTGGCGTTTTTAGATGCAACGATTCCCTGAGATTGATCATGACGGATGAGCCGTGCAGATTCTGGTGCTATGGCAGCAGGCACCGAGCCATCATCGACAATTACAATCACCGCGCCGGGTGGTAGATGCTTCTGGTGCTGCTCAAGAGCACGAGCAAGCACTTCTGGGCGGTTGTGAGTGGTGATGGCAATACCAATGCCAGATGAGCGCGCCGACGCGGGCTCGTAAGGAATTCCGTTTATCAGAACCTGCATGTCTCTGTCTCAGAAAGGGGGCTTGCGCCCCGCTGTGTTTTAGCTGGAAGGTTCGGAGGTGTCAGTAACCTGCACGGTGCTGGAGTCACCCACTTTGAACTCGGTGGTGAAGGTCACGATATCATTGGTGCCACCATCAGAGCTGAGGGCGGTGATAACCATGTAGCCCTGAAAGGTCACCGGACCGTATTCTAGGCGAACCCAGATACCTGGCTGGCGCTTGGCCTTAAGCTCGGTAGCGAAGTACTTGATGAATCGACCGATGCCATACTGGTCGAGTTTGTCGTTTTTACGCACCTCACCTTCAAAGCTGATGGTGAAGTCCGAGTTTGTGGTGATGCTCTCGACAAAGCCGCCGCCATCGTCAGCATCACTGGTCACGGTGTTCGGGCTGAAGTCGAATCCTTTTGACGTACCGGCGGCCAGCGCTTTCCATTCCGATTCAAGCGGCACCGTATCCGGGCAGCCGTCGGCAACTTCAAGCACAATAGCGCCACCGAACAAGCGTTCGTTGCTGGTTGGGCAATTAGCCATGTTACTTCCTCTTTGACGTTTAATTACTCGCCGTAGGTGGCGACGAATTGAAGCCGATAGACAAGGCGTCCTTCGGTTGTAGGAATTGGTGTGGGCATAGCGCCCATATTCTGGAGATAACCGACACAATCATCGGTCATAGGGTTTTGCTGGACGTAATCGACAATCTGCTGCACGCGCTCATCGACAAATGCATTGCCACCTTTTGCGCCTATAACGTCGACCAGGATGTACTGCTCATTGCCGAGGCCGTTTCGGATATTGCTGCCGCCATTTGGACGAAACACCATGAACCGGTCAGATTCAGTGCCTGAGTCTGTCCACATCAGCAGTTGAACCTTAAAGCCATCCGTCAGGCCAGCATTCATGAAGTAGTTACGCACGCGCGTATGCATTGGCGGATTCATAGAGACAGCTCCTGCTTCATAACCCGGTCGATTTGCTCTCGGGTGTCCTCAAAGCCTTTGGTAAGGAACTCTTTGCGGGCAGTGGCGCGGCGGAAGGTTTGCGGAACATTCGGATCGTGAACGTAAACCGCATAGTTGGCCGAGTAGCCCACCCTGCCGGTTACCTTTGTGCCGTTAGCGTCAATCTCCCGGAACTGGCTGTTCAGAAGCGTTGATGTGTCGATTGGGGTGTATAACGCTGCCTGCGCGCCACCGATTAACAGTGCTGACTGCACGGCCCTGACGACCTTGCGCCCCTGCACGTCATTAATCAGCGCGTCCATATTGGCTTTCGCCTGGGCAATGCCGCGAACTTTACCGGCCATATCAGACTCCTGTTATGATGGCGTAGTCGTCGGCGATGCGCTCGAAGGTGTCTTCATAGCGAAGCACCTGCTGAACCTCATCAGCTCCGGCTTCTTTCGGGTCAGCCAGGTCGGAATTGCCAATCAGCACATAGTCGCCAGTCTTAGCCAGTGCGTACTCAGTCCAGACTGTGTTTTTCGCAACGATTTCTGAACCAATACCGCCGATGCGTTTGCTCAGGCCGCCTTCATAGCCGCAGAGAATTTGCTCAGGCGCTGCATATCCCAGCGGGGCGCCGTAGTCGTCCTGCCCGTCAAGCTTTCGCCAGATTGTCGCTGTTGCGGTGTATGACCAGTTAGCTACTGAGCTCATAACGCATACTCCAGGTGCTGGTCTGGTTCTAAACCCACTTTGATGGGCTTAACCTTTACTCGCGTGACACTTGATGAGCTTACGTAATCACCTTCATCCAATGGTAAGAAAGGTGGTGGTGAATCGCTGTCAAACCCCAGGTACATGAAGAATGCCTTCGGATGTGTCTTGCGGTCTTTGAGGGCTTTATATGTATGCTCACCAGTAGAGTCGATATAGGTGATTTCGACATCCACACCTGAAAAGGATGAATTAATGCAATTTGCCATCAGCAGCCCCCAACGACATCAAAGAAGCCAACACGACTACCCACGTCAATCGGCAGCGACGCCGTACATCCGCTCTTATCCAGTGACAGAAGAGCGTCACGCATCGAAAGCACATCGCCGGTATAGTCGAATGACCGCGACGCCCCTGAAGGCGCTGACTGCGATTTAATGCGCTGACTGTATGCCGTTAAGGCCATGAGAGAGACGGCATAGACCTGAATCAGCACGACGTCACATTCGTCGTAGCCAGACGCCTCCAGGCACTGCTCAATGCTGCTGAGCTTGCAGAGATATGCGTCGATGATGAAGTCAGGGATGGAGTAACCGAGGGACGACAGCTGCTGTTTAACCTGCGCTGCTGTGATTGGCGTGATAGCCATGGTCACTCCTTATCTTTGGGTTTCCGTCCGCGCCTGGGTGTGGCGACTTCCAGCTGGCGCTCTTCCAGGTACTCGGCCAGCCCGGCATTAACCCAGCGTTCGGCGATTGAATCGGCAACCTCTACCTCAGAGCCAATCTCCAGCTTCTGGAAATTGGCACCGGCAAAAAGGTTTGATGAGATAACTTTTACCAGTGCCATATCGCTTCCTTAGCTGGTCGCTTCGCCAGTGGCGTGAACCACGGAGTAGTGACCGTTGATGTCGGTTTTGACCATCAGGCCCATTGCGCCCCAGGTGCGCCAGATGTAATCGCTGTTGTAGAACGGACGCGGGTCGGCAACGGTGCCGATGGCCTGGCCTACAATCGGAGCAACTACGCCAGCCTGCAGCGGAACAATCAGGATTTCATTACCCTGCAGCTTCGCGTCTTCTTTAATGGCCGCGATACCGGTCAGGGTCAGGAGCTCCTGCAGTACGGTGCGAGACTGGAAGTTATCGCTGTAATACTGCTCCAGGTTGGAGATGATTTCAGAGGAAACATACCAGGTCTGCTGGCCGTACTGGTAGTTCTGCAGCTTCAACACATCGCGCAGACGGATTGCTTCGGCGCGAATTGCTTTCGGATCGGTGTTGGTCGCCATGTTTACGTTCAGCGTTACCTGAGCGACACGCTCATCGGCGCGGAAACCCTTCCAGGTCAGGCCGTCAAATTGCACATAGTTGCCAGCCGCATCGCGGAAGCCATCCCACATGTAATCAACGTACTTACGCTGAACATCCTCTACAGAACCGCGCTGTGCATCAGCCTGAGACTGAAGTGCTGACGGGCTGTTGAAGATGGGATCGCGCCAGGTGAATTTAAAGCCGGAATCGTGGATCGGAACCATCGTGCCGTCGAATGTGTAGGTACGCGCATCGAGAGCGGCACCAATCTGACCCGACATGGAGGTGTGAGCCCAGCCACGTCCACCGGTGCGAGCGTAGTCGTAACGTGATTGCTCGATACGTACAGAGCGGGACAGCGGCATCAGGTCGTTCAGCAGAGTAAATTGCGTGTTCGGCTCGAACTGCTGCAGCACAGTAGTATCGAAAGCGCGATACAGGCGGCGGATATCGTCTACTGCGTTAACAGCATCAAGACGACCGCTGTCTTCACGGATACCCTGAGCTCGCCCCAGAAAATCGGCGGCTGCCTGTGCAGTAGCGTTACGTTCAGCCTGCAGCGCGCGGAATTGCTCCTGGTTTACTTCCAGGTTGCGAGTCTTTTCGCCAAGTGATGTGGAATATACAAACATTAATCGGTCTCCTTACTTGACCACTACGCGCAGCAGGTCACCTGCAGCTACGGTTGTCGCTGTGTCTTCTTCCACGAACAGGACTGCGGATGCAGTGCCGCCGGAAGTGACGCGACCGTTAGAGATAGCCAGTGCCTGGCCTTTGTTATAGGTGCCGGCAGCAGCGCGGACGTTCAGGAACATGCCCGGCAGTAACTGAATGCCGACGACCAGCTCGTTAGCAGGAATGACGTCATCGACGCCCATGCAGCGCAGGTAGTCATAGTTCGCCACATACAGCACAGCGCTTTCGCCGCCGTTAGTGGATGCAGTGAATTTGCCGTTGGTGAATACGCCGATGGTGCCCGGCTGAGTCGCTGCGGCTGCGCCGCCTTCGCGGTTCAGAAGCGGGTTCGGGAATACGCCACCCGCGTGAATTACGTGTTTACCGTCTTTAGCCATTTTTATTACTCCGGCATCTCAGAGAAGGGTTTATCGGTGGAATGGTTGAATGCGCCGGACAGGCTGCGAGTGGTAGCGCACTGTGCATACAGGCCATCCAGAGCTGCGCCGTCGAGGGCGTTGACTGCCATATCGTCGAGCTTGAACTTGGCTTTCACCGCTTCGCGCTTGGTCGCTTTTTCCTGGTCGGCGTTAGCGGTCAGGCCGGATTCGATAGAGCTCAGCTTGTCGGCAAACGGCTTGAACCATGCCGGTGCTTCTTCGCTGTTGGTGGCTTTGTCTTTGGCTGCCTTTTCTTCAGCCTCTTTCTTCTCGCGAGCGGCCTTTTCTTCCGGCGTTTCGGTCTTAGAGGCGGCTTTTTCGGCTGCCATCTGATTGAACGCATCCAGCAGCTCAGGGTCTGATTTGCCTTCGGTCGGCTTACCAGCGGCTTTCAGCGCATTGATAATCATGTCTTTCATCGGATCTCTTTCTCCGTTGGTTTTAATTTCGTACTCAGGTGGTTTGCGCACGACTTCTACAGGTTCGCCGACGAATTGAGCCTTGCCGTCATCGTCGATGAGGTACTTCTGTTTGAAATATTTATCTGCATCCCGATAAACGAAGGAGTCCGGCCATACGCTTTCCGGCCATACCCAATCATCGTTGTCACGACCCTCACGGAGCTTGTCGCTAATAGCCCGCTGGATATCGTCGAATGAGAAATTTGATGCGTTGGTAAAGAAGAATTTGGTCTTGTTAAGCAGCCCTTCCCTGGTGCAGTTCGATGCCTGCGCGAGGTCTGCGTTTTCTACGCTTACTTCCTGTTGGGAGTTATCTGCGTTAACGAAGATGCCGACGCCCTCTTCAGGTGTTGCAGCTCCTGGCTCATCGAGAAGAATGGCTACGTGGTCGAACTGCATGTTGCGGGCGACCCATGAGTAGCTCTTACCCTTCGACTTTCCGCTGTTCTGCTCGCGGCGCAGCAGGAGCCCGGTAGATACGTGAATCGGCTCAGCGTTTGAGTTAGCCTGAAGCTCATCAAGCCGCTCGATAAGGCGCTTACCCTTCTCGCTCGACTGCGCGATACGCTTGTTGACCTTCATGTCCATGACAACCCGGTCACCGTCTTTGCGGACGTTCTCAGCCCATGCGCCGACGTGGAACTGGTTAACTGCTCGAGGGTTGGTGGCGCTGACGTGCTCGTTGCCAATCTTCGGATGCCCAAAAGGCATCGGGTTGCCTTCGAGCGTTTTAAAGCTCTTGTTAATCTCCTCAGCCGGATACAACCCGCCATTCATGACAACGTCATCCACGACAGGCACGACGCCACGAATGACGATATGCTCGTCACCGTCGATGGTTTCAGTTGAGATGTTTGAAGAGTTGATGGCGAGGCTTTTTACATGAATACTGTTGAGTCTCATGTTTTACCTTTCTGGGATATAAAAATGAAAAAAGTGATATTTGCTGCTCTGCTCTCCGTTAGCAGCGTATGTAATGCCGGTTTTTTGACGGGGAATGATCTCTATACGAAATATCAGGCGTATACCCGTACCGATAACGGATCCGCCTCAAGCGCCGATTATGAATTAGCTAATGAATATTTGGGTTATGTCGCTGGCGTATGGGACACAATGAGAGACACTTCTATATGCCCTAAGGGAACCGTAACAAGAGGTCAAATATCAGATATTGTTGGTCAGGGGCTGAAGAATAATCCTCAGGATCGGGCAGACCCTGGAGCTAGATTGGTGCTTGGTTATTTAATGAAAGCTTTCCCCTGTTCATAGGGCTCATGGTATCCCACTCCATTTTTGGCGCTCTTTAGATAACTTTTCGGCCAGACCTTCGTTAAATAGGGCTCCGTCATCATTAAGTAACACGGGGATCTGGCTGCAATAGCAGTTGTACCGGTTTCCATTCTGAGCATAGAAAGCCTCCACTTCTTCCGTTGTGAAGGTCTTCCCGTGGCGCGCAGCGTGCCATGGCCTCGTCGTCGATTTCAGGGCCGATATCCACAGCAGCGCAGTGTTAAGCCCCAATCGCTCCTTCGACCATTCAGCCTCTGACCACTGAGCCTGCCTTAACGCGCCAACCTGCTCAGTCTGCGCTATCGTCTTTGCTCGGCCCATCGAAACATCCAGACGCTTGCTAATCAGACTGGCTGTTTCTCGCGGGTTAACGCCACGGCCTATCGCATCAGCGACGATGTTCGACAGGTCAGCACGGGCAGCATCAGTGATTCCCCGCCATTCGCTGTAGGTGGAGATATAAGCGGCTGCCACCTGATTTTGATACGCCGGACTGCTTAGTAACTGCTGAAGCGTCGTTGACTGCTCATAGATTGCTGACTGCGCCGAAAGATTCGTGAAAGCCTGCAACGTGCCGCGCTGATACTCATCAGTAACGTACTGAAGCGCCCAAAGGTTGTTACTCCCTCCCTCCAGGAGATAATCGTCCAGAATCGTTTCTATGCGCAGCAGCAGGTCAGACAGTTGCTGTGGCGACATATCATAGATGAATGTGCCAGCGTTCACCTGGTAGAGCGTGTCAGGCTTGCTGCCGTCTCTCGCCAGGATGTAACCGTAGAGAGAATTGCCACTGCGCTCCCTGCCGACCAGATACGCATCGAGCAACTGCTTCAGCGCCAGTTTTATCTGGTAATAGCGATTCTCGATATCCCGGAACATCCGGTTAACCGGTCGGTATGACTGCGTGGGGTCGGCTTTATTGCGCGGAATTATCGGGCTGCCCGGTCGTTGTCGATTGTTCAATTGGGTCACCTGTCAGCGGGTCTGTAATGGCGGTGCCGGCAGGCTCCTCTGGTTCACTGATTGGCTCAAGCTCACCAACAGCACGGATTTCATTCTCAGTAATCGCTGGAGTGCCGTATGCCTGCTGAGTGTCTTTAGCCACGGCTGCCATCGCCTGCATATTTGCGATCTTCTCTTTCTCACTCGGTGCGAGCAGGTCAGACCATGCGAGCGTCACCTCTCCAGATTTCGGCGGGTCGATGACGCCAATCTGCCAGAAGCGCTCAATGACGCGAGTGATGAAGTCGGACATGAAACCCCAGCGGCGACCATTGCACCGCTTAGCCCAATCAGTTTTGTCCTCATCCGAGGCAAGACGCCCGGTCTGCTGACCAAAGAGAATGGTGAATGGACACTGAATCGTCGCGGCAAACTCGTTAGCTGCTACAGTCCATGTGGGAGTCGGGTCAGCGGCTGCGACTGACAGGACAGACGGCGCGCCAGCCTGCATGACCAGTGCCGAATCCGTACCGCGGTTCATTCTAGCAATCTTGTCATTCAAAGCTTCGCCGAGGTCTTTGAATCCAGCGTCGACAGCGGACTGCTTAAGAGAGGCCATGTCTGTGTCTTTGTCGAACGCAATCCCAAGCTGGCGACTCGCGTTTTTCAGGAAGCCTTCAGCGCTACCACCTGACGTTTTCTCAATGTCCAGAAGCTTGTTGTACCCGGCGCGCAACAGCGGGATGCCCGAGAGCATATTCTCGTCTTCAGCGCCTTCGCACAGGATGATGACCCGGCTCGGGTGAACCTGAACACTGCGCACAGGACCATAATTTCCGTCATCGCTGACTGGCTGCTCATTGAAGTTGTACATCACGGGCTGACCATAGGATTCCGACATTGTGTCAGTGTCGAAATTACCTGGTTTAATCTGCGCTTCCCATGCCGGGATAAGCTTAACCACAGCCTTCAGGCGCTCGGTGCCGAGAGACCTGATGTAGTCGGCGTTGATCGGGTCTTTCCATTCTCGGCCATCCTTAACCTGAATTAACAGGGCCGAATAGCGCCCCACAAGGTTACGGCGGTCGGCGTCTTTCAGCTTCGCCCAATGGCGCTTGAGAAGCTTCTGAACGGCTCGCTCCCATTCGGTGGTCTCGCCAGACTCATCCTTCTCTTCGCCGTCGATGATGGTGGGATTATCGACCCAGCAGGATTCCAGCAGCTTGTGCACGGCGGCATGAGCCACAGCATTGCGCTCATAAGCCCGGTAGTACTGGTCGAAACCTACCTCGCTCGGGTATCCGAACTCATCCCACAGCTTTGTGCGCTTGGTGTTCCCGTTCTGCCCGTGGGCGTACAGCATTCGTTGCCGCCCTATCGCATCAGCAAGGGCGTTCACGAGGAATGAAACCTCGCCTTGTTGTTCACTCACTGATGAACTCCTTAGAAGAAGATTGCGCCTTTAGACTGGCCGCTTAATTCGGTCATCGCCCATACCAGCGCATCGAGGCGGTCGGGTGACTTTTTAGAGGTGGTTGGCACGTACTCCATCTGCTGGTTTTCAAGTTGATAGAGATTACCGCGATGGGCTACACGCCCCTGTGCATACAGCGCTGATATTGGCTCGGCTCGCGCGAATTTACCCTTGCTCGCATGGACACGGATGATTCGGTCTTTGAACCCGGCATTGCGGAGCGTGTCCTCGGCCATGTCGCCACCCTGGTTGGTTTCAATAACAATCGCGTCGGCGTCATGCTGTTTGTAAGCATCCATTGCACGCGTTGCCCAACCGTTAGGGGAGTATTTGCCACTGTAGTCACCGTCGGCTGAATACTGTCGCTTATCGCCAGCCCCATATGAGCTTGCGGCCACAATCCCCGTTTCATCGCTCTCTTCGCTGTTGGTGGCTTGCGGGTCGATAGCGATAACCGTTCTGGATAGCTGCTCGGTGATGTTCATGGCGCGTGCTGCTGCAATCATCTGCTCTGTCCACAGTGCACCCTCTGCGTTGAACCTGCGAGGGTTCTGCATGTACTGCGCTTCGGCAGTCCGGCGATGAGAGAACAGCGCTGTTCGGTGGCTCTCATTGTGCTTGAACGGCCAGAGCCAGCCATCAGGCAAGCCATGCTCAATAGGTATGGCGTGGCTGTTGTCAGGGTACTGCTCTTGGTAAGAGCGGCTGTTGTCGATGATTACCGGTAGGTTCAGGTGGTGCCACATCTCACCGCTGCCACCTCGCAGCAGATAGCCGCTCAGGTCGTGATAGTGGATGCGCTGCATGATGACTATCATCGGCGTAGTCTCGATAGCCAGGCGCGATTTAATCGTCTCGTTGAAGCGGCTGTTTACGCCGTCACGAACCGTTTCGGAATAAGCGTCATCTGGCTTAACGGGGTCATCGATAATCAGCGCGCCCTGCCAGCCTGGCTCCATATGCCCGGCACGGAAGCCCGTTACCTGACCTGCTGACGATGAGGCATACACGCCGCCGCCATACTCCGTCCACCACATCGCCTTGCTGTCTGCATCGTCGCGCAGCTCCATAGGCCACATCGCCTGATAGGCTTGCGACTTAATCATGCTGCGGGCAGTGGATGAGTTCAGAAGTGCGAGGTTGTGCGAGTAGGACAGGTGCATAAAACGGGCGCGCTTATTCAGCGCCAGACCACGGCCCATCATGTTGATGGTTGCCAGCTCGGTTTTCGTGTAGCCAGGCGGAACGTTGATGATCAGCCGGTTAATCTCGCCATCTATCACTCTGTCCAGCGTTTGCTGAATCACCTTGTGATGAGGTGCCACTATCATCTTGCCGCCAGTGCGCTGCTTGAAGAAGTAGCGTGCAAAGTATAGGCCGTCCTCTTCGCATTCTATCCGGCGCGCATAGTTCTTTTGCTCAGCAGTCGTCATCCTCCAACATCTCCCGCCGGGCAGCTTTGTATTCATCTTTCGATAGTGCGGCCACTTCAATCGGGCCGCCGTTCTTACCGGTATGCTCGTGAGCAGCCTGCTCTTTGAAAGCCATCACGCTAATGTGTTTGCCAAGAAGCTCAAGGTTCTTAACCTTGTCAGGCCACTTAATTTTCTTCAGTAAGGCAGCACTATCGGCGGCGGCCATCTCGATGACGTCAATTCCCGAAAGTGTTGTTCGCCATACCTTCGGCCAGTCCTTAATCGGCTTGATTTCCCCGTTAGCCAGGAGAATGTCCGCAACGTCCATCTGGTCGATGTCAAACAAGCGTTTCAGCACATAATCAGCATCAACCTCGACCCGATCATTGCGCTCTGCTTTAAGTTCGGAGATTCTGGACTGGATGTTAAGTTTCGCTAAGTTTTGCGAGCCTTGTTCATTGGCGGTCTTTTCGCTGTACCCCGCCCGAATAGCCGCTTGCGTAGCGTTCAAATCGATGAGGTACTCGCGACAGAACATTTCTTGCTTGTCTGTGAGTGCCATGATTCTTCCTAGTTAAAAGGAGTTTTCATGTCTACAGAATCACTTCTTGATGCGATGCTGCAACATGATCGTTTTCATAATCAAAATACGATGGTTACCGGCATAGCCCAGAGAGCGGTTGATCATGGTTACGACAGCCTATCTGCAAAGCAAAAGGCCGTTTTGGAACCGTTTTTAACCGAGAAGTGTGATGGGGTTACTAACCCCGGCGGACATCATAATGATTGTCATGCACTTCTTGAGGGCGATGAGTTAGAAAGCGCTGTTGAAAATGAAATGTATTATGGAGGACTTTTGTGTCCTTCCTGCGTTGACGAAAAAGAACGGTACAGGGCTGAATGGGAAAAGATTCAGCGTGAGTAATATATAGCTATGCTATTTGGCGGCCAGTTTTTGATTCGGTCGCCATAGTCATTCCTTACGATGTTTGTTCTTCGGCTTCAGGCTCAGGAACGTATTCCATCTCCTGCACGTTATCAGGTGCCAGGTATACCCATGAGCCGTCCTCACGTGCTATGCCGATGAAGCCGTTAATAATCTCGGGCTGAGATCGCTTCATCAGGCCTTCATGCGTCTCGCCTGTTTTGGTTTTGACTGTGATGCGGTAGGTGTCAGCCATCATTCCTCCAATGCTTAGGATATCTGTCGTCTGATAATTGTTGCCAATGATGATAATGGTGAATTCTTGCCGACGATTTAGAAGTGAAGTAGCTTGTTAATTCACTCTAAGGAGATTTCAAAATGTCAGAATATCGTTTCTCAGATACTTGCACCGCAAGAGTCCTGATGGCAGGAAGCACAAGAACAATTATGTTTGCTGGAAGTGATGTTCCTTCCGGCTTGGGAGGCGTTTTGCCAGATAATGCCGAAGCTGGAGTTTCATATGCCTGCCGGTTTTTGAAACTTAGCGAAAGCGAGAGGGAAAGCTTCAAAAATTTTCTATTGAGCAATGGTTTCCAATGATATTTCATCATCAGGCGCACTCGTAAATGCGCCTTGTGATGAAAGCCGTTGTGAAAGAGACTCTCACCTCTTCTTAGGCTGCCAGCTTGTGCTGCTCTTCAATCAGAGGCTGTCGGTGATTGCGCTCGAACAGGCCGGTCAAACTCGCCTTCCTTTGCTCGAAATCCCATCCCATCGTGATGAATACCGTGTTCGCTCGTTGTAACTCAGTGATGCAGTGAATCTGCTCTGGCGTCAGGTAATCCCGAATTGGCTCTTTCTTGCCTATTTCGTGATGCACTCGGAACTTAGCTGAGGTCATGCCGAGAGCGATGCGGTTAATCAGGTCGGCTTCGTTACTGAAGTGATGAGGCGCGATCTGCTTACCCTGAGATTCGCGCTCATGCTTAATAGCCTCGGTCATGGGTTTGTATTCAAGGCGCGCGGCGTTGCGGTCCATCTTCTTCTTAGCCAACTCGCCACGCATCGCGAAGAATTCAGAGACCAGGCGTTTCTTGAATGCCCGGACAACTTCGTTGTTTCGCATGTAGGTGATGAGCAGCGTGGTTTGCTGTTCGTTTAGCAGTGCAATTTCCTGCTTTTGCATACCCCCATCCGTTTGAAAGGGTCGCATTTCAAATTCCACCCTTCCGAACTCTTCGAGGTCGCTTTTGTACTTCCTGATGAGTTGAATCACTGGCTTGTGATCTTTCATAACACCACTCGCGATTACAGCCGAGTTGGTGACCAGGTCTAGTTTTTTTATTTCAACTAATTGCATAGCGATTACCTTTTAGAAAGTTGAGCCTGTTCGCACAGAAAAGCCGCCCCGAGATGGTCGCCACCATATACGGCAGTTCTCAGGCTCAGCTTTCTGAAAGACTCGGGAATGTTATGCGCTGCGACGCGCGTTTTACTGCGGACATAAAAAAGCCCCGCATTAGCGAGGCCGATATTGCTTTGTTGCTGATGGCGAATCTTCGTGTGGGGTTGTCATGGTCGCAGGTTTCGCGATTCCTCCCAGAATGGCTAGCCCACTTACGGCTTACCCGTCAGCGCCTAGAATCTCTTGGCCGAGTAGGCACAGCCCATGATCAAGCCCACCGATGACAGGCTTTGTAATAGGGGCAAAAGACACGCTTTCGGCAAGCTAGGCTATTTGTTACTCTATGCGCTAAGAGGAGATAGGTATGCGTGCTTATGCAGTAATGGCTTTGATGCTTGTTTTTTTGATGGCTATATTTTCCGTTTTTGTGCCAATGATAATATTTTTCAAAACAGCGCTTCTCGCGATCCTTGAGTGCTGGTTAAACCATTACAAATACTCTTTAGTGCCCGAAGTTTTGAAAGATTATTTCACACTGAATAAGATCCTGCGTCTCGTTGCTGCGGGCGCGTGGTGTGGATTTCTTATTTCCATACCTATTTGCTGGAAATTATGGCGCTCAACTCCTAAATACGACCCGCTCGATAAATACTTCAAATAGTTACCTCTGGCACTGCGTTTTAATGTATTCCTGCAGGGTTCTCAGGGAAGTTTGGTCGCTGATGATTCCGGATCGAATACCGAGAACGTTTCGTCCAGCAACGTCAGAGAGTTCGACGGTGGCATCATTGCCCATGCCGGAGGTGCCGGAGGTTTTGGTTGTGGATGACACAGGGCAGCTTCCTTTGACGCGCACCCGGCCACCATTATCGAGACGCTTACGCAAAGCATCATTTTCAGCATTCGCATCTGCAAGTTCCTGTGTGTATTTGGCATCGAGCGCGGCGACATCGCGCTGGCGAGTCTCCATGTCTTTGATAGTATCTTTAGCCAGATTTAATTCACGATTAACTTTGGTTAAAGATGCCTTCGTTTCTGTGAGCGCTGACCGGTAATGACTGGCGATGACAATAGCGATTGCCAGCAGCAGGCTCATTGCTGCGAAGAGGATGAGCTTCCAGTTAAAGGTCATTTTCACTTTCCGCCAGGCACATAGAGCGCTCCATCTCCCGCCGGTTCTGCAATCCCTTCCACTTCATACCGCCTGCGTATACCCAGCGGCGCATTTCTTCACACGCCCCTTCCTTGTCGCCCTTGTTGAGCTTGCGAAGAAGAGTCGACTTAGCGAACGCATCACTGCCTACGTTGAACACGAAGCTGTATAGCGAGGCGCGCTGGTATTCGTTCAGCGGAACCTTGACCAGCTTGTCTACTGTCGCTTTAGCCGGCTGCAGGTCTTTCCACAAAAGCCGGTCACATTCTTTGTCGGTGTAGGTCTTACCGCGAATGATGTCGTTGCCAGTGTGGCCGTCGCAGACAGTCCAGACGCCAGCGACATCTTTGTAAGCCTGATACTTGCGACCCTCTACGCCATCCTTGCCACCGATGAATATCGTGGCGATGACCATCGAACCTGCACCCGCTGCGGCAATCAGTTTATTTCTCAGTGAGGAGGGGATAGCCATCGTTAGTCCTCCTTTGATAACTGCCCGGCTGCGGAAGGCCATCGCTCGAACGCCTGAATCTGCGCCAGCGTGGTTTTGCGTTTGTAATACCAGTTGATACCGAACGTCAGTAGCGCCACGACAATACCGGCGATAACGCCTACTGCGCTCCACTCGTCAGGACTTAGCCGGGTCAACAACCCATTAGCCACCGTCCCGGCAGATGCGCCATAAGCTGCGCCAGAAGCTAATTTGCTCATATGTGACATCTCACACCTCCGATAGGAAGTGCTGTGGTGTAGTTAGGAAAGGCCAGCGAGGCATTGGATGCGAGGGTTCATCTGTGATTGATTGCCTGTGGCCTAATGCGAAAAAGGCCCGCCGAAGCGAGCCTTAAAGTTTGTATGGATATTGTGATGCATGTCATAACGTATAAACCTTTTTGGTTTATTATCTACCCATCTAAACAGGAGCAAATGCTATGACCACTATCACCATTAACACCTACGCACCGGATTCACGTTTCGACATGAGCAAAGAAGAAGCAAAAGAGTTTTTCGCTTTCGTTCAGCGCAAGGCCGAGTCTCTCGGTTATGACGTGGCGTTTGATGAAGCAATCTCAGTTGACGAAGAAAGCGAGCGCTTCGTCGAAAAATGTTTCGCTGAGTTTTGATCTGCGACTATGCCGATCAAAGAGTACATTGAGAAGAACTTCCCGAGCCAGGCTGATTTCGCCTTAGCGTGTGGAGTGCTACCTCAACAGGTTACTAAGTGGATTAGCATGGGGTGCATAGTGCTCAACGGGAAGATTTACAGTCCGCGAAGAGATGTCCCATAACCAACCAAGTTAAGATGTTCTCCGCTTCGGCGGGGATTTTCTTTTCTGCCGTCTGAATATGTGTGGTGGCCGGTGCTGATCTCCGGTCATAGCGTTTCCTGTATATCGCGATTTATTACCGAGGTCGCAACTCCTCAGTGGTTTCCGTGACCCGCTTACGATGACCCCACATAGAGATATACAGCTATAGCGCATCAGCCTGCGCATTCACCACAACGGAAAGGAAACTGCCCGGAATCGCACCGACGCCAGCGCTTACCTGGCTTAAAAAGTTCAGCTCCCTTACCTGTTATGAGCTCCGTTTCGTGGAGCAACGGCTGGCGATCAACCCAGCACCGATATGGGATTTACTAAGGCGATATGCCCGTTGTTACCCACGAATGAAAGCACTATCAGTTACGCTGCCTGTTCCGCCAAGCGGTTACGCTACCTGTTCTGTAATGCTCTCATTGGTGTGCGCCCATTATTAATCACACCGGGCCAGTGCGCCGAATTTGGTAGCGGGGAGTCGGAAGACCCCGTGATTTAAGGCTGTTACGCCGCCATCAACATCAGATCATCGTTTGCATTTATCTTTGTGGTCAGTTTCTAAAATGCCGCAAAGTCGCTAACGTGACGAAAACTGGAAAGAGCATTGAGAGGGTTACGCTGCCTGTTCCATAAATGCCCTTGCCGGTTTCGTCTCATGCTTCTTTGGTTTGACGATCCCACTCTTCACGAAATTTAGTCGGGTTATCGAAACCCTGAGTAGCGTTGCAGCTTTTCATATGAACACCTGTTGGTTGGGTTGAGCCAATAAAAAAGCCCCGAGCTATTAACTCAGGGCTTTTTTCTTTTGTTTGGCTGCTCAGTTCGCTTTTGCTCCGAGCATACACAAAATGTACTACTTCGATTTCGCGATTGCAATGCTTTCGGAAAATATTTATTACTTAAGCCGCTAATTGAGGAAATTCATTCTCAATTTCACGCTTCATTGCGAAAAATATTTCCGAGTCGAGCACATTCTCACACCAGACAACACGACGCCGACATGACTGCACATCCATTCCGGTGACATGGCTCATCAGCTTAGCGATATCTTGCGTGCAATTGCGGTTGCAATATCGCTTAATAGCTACATCGCGGACGGGGCTTTCACGGTGAAAGGTTTTAACCATTACGCGCTCAACAAACGCAGCATCATCTGATTCTTTGGCGAGAGCGATGATATTGCTGAATGAAGATTGCGGGATGACCAGTTCGCGAGCTTTCTGATAAAGAGCATCGCCCCGCAAGCCTTCCTCTTCGTATAGCCGCATGACAACGCTTTCTATCTGCTTAGCCTTATCATCGCTCCACTGACTGCGGATCATCAGACGTCCGATAACGTTGATAGCCCCGGCTGGCGAATCGTCACCTGCATTAACTTTGCCCCATACCTGAAGCATGTAATGCACCCACGCTTTCTGACGGGAGTTGATGGTTTTCTTCGGATGCTTCCATACGCGGCGGAAGTGCGCATCGTCGATGAAGTTAACCATGCCAAATACTGGTGTGAGTCTCTTCATGCTGCATCGCCTCCCTCTGGTTTGTTGATACCGAGCCGGTTTTCCAGCTCCTTACGCATGTCCTTTAAGCGCCGCTCGGTCTCGTGAATGTTGTTAAGCTGCCATTCAACAGCCTCAAGCATTTCCTTATCCTTCTGGCGCTGCTGAGCTAATGCGATACTGGTTACTGTGGTCACGATGAAGCCTCCTCATGCGAGCGGGCGCTGGTCATCAGCACGCCATTGATGACTGCGTGGCGCTTAGCGTGAATGTCACCGATGTACTTCCTGACGGCATCGCGATGGCATGAAAGCTTGCGGGCTACCTCGCTGAGGCATCCGTTACATTCCTGAAGTAAGCGAGGAACTGTCTGAACGATAATCATGCGACCTCCATTAACTCGGCAATGTCTGGTAACTTCCCGCCCAGTTCAGTCACTACCAGTACGAGCATTCCGCCTTTGACCGCCTGACAGCGCTTGATGCGCATATCGTCTACCTGACCGTCATCCAGCCAGAAGCCCGCACTTGTGAGTGCGTCAAAAACGGCTTTGGGTAGATTGTCCAAATCGCGTTTGCGGTTGTCGGGGGGTGCTGCGTGGATGGTGATTCTGATGCGGGGTAGGATTTTGATGTCTAACTTGTGCTGCTGAATGATTTCGATTACTTCTCGTCGGTATCGCTTACCCCAATCGCTGATGTAGTGGATGCCTCTTGAGTGTCTCCAGTACCGATTGTTGGAAGGCGGCCAGGGCAGGACTATTCGGTATTGGTTCATCGCACCATTACCCTCCCTTGTCTCGTTAGCTTTTGCAGCGTAAGGACGATAGCGCGGTTCATTTCAGAACGCCGCTCTTCACGGCTTAAGTCTTTACCGTTGTCGATGCGCTCATGGCATGACGGACAAAGCGCCGCTGTTAAACTGTCGTCGACCTTCAGACCGATTCCCTTCCCTTCGTTTCGATGTGCAGCCTGAACTCCATACCGGCCACACAGAACGCAGCAATCTATTTCCCTGACTGCCTGAAGCCATTTATTGCTCCTGAATATCGTCATTTGCGATATCTCCGTTCGGGTCTCGATATACCAGCCACTCGTTGATGCACTCGCCGCATGCGTAGGTTTCATCCGGCTCCAGCTGCTTGCTGCATCCTGCGCAGAGAGCTCTGGCTATGCTCTGCTGCTCGTATGCGTGCGTTTGTATGGGGCTAAGCATGCTTCCTCCTGGCGCGCAGTCGTTCCCACATCACATCGTGAAGGTGAGAGGTATACGCGAAGGTTTTTATGTCGGACGGGGATACTTCTGGCTTTCGTTTCTTTCGGTGGGTAACGCGGTAGATACAGTTTTCGCAGACTATGTCGGTTATACTTCGTCGCTGTCGCCTCACATATACCTCCTGTCAGTGAATCTGACGCCCTGACCGGTCGCCCAGGCCACGGTGTACTCTATGAGGCTGGACATGCGCTTTACGCTCATATCAGCGCTGCTCTCGCGGATGTTTACGTATTCACCCTCAAGACCCGGCACAACCTCAGCTTCTTGCTTTGTCGCCACGGCGTGGCCGCTAATCAGCAGCACCTTCCATTGCTCCGGCCGTAACCATTTCCCGCACCACTGAACTTGAGCAGCAATATCTGCCAAGAGCGCATGAAATTTCGCATTCTGGTCAAGGTTACGCTTGTAGTCGGTGATTCTGATTGTGACCGGGCGGTCGGTGTCGAGAGGTGATGCGAGAATGGAGTTTATTGCTTCCTGCTGTTGCAACTTACCCCTGAGAAATATCGTTTGTTTCATGGCATTCCTCGTCAAGTTTGAGCTCTTCAATTGCCCATGAAGTTATTCCGTTTTTCTTCAGATATTTGTTCGCTTTGTTGTATGTGGTGAATGCAGCCACCGCTTCCATTTCACCCTCAAAGCCCCGGATGCTTACGACAAAAACTGATGAACTCATCACTCCCCCTTAATTTTCAGACCTGCGGCGCGGATGGAATTGGCACATTCTGCGACAGTGTTTTTATGCAGCTCACAAAACATTTTCGCCGTGCTTGGTCCGAGTGGGTGTACTTCTATTGTTGGCGGCAACTCAATCTCCACCGCCGCGCGGGATGCCTGCCATGCCTCCCACATATGGTCGATATCTTCCGCAGAATATCCATCGCCACACCACAGCTCATTCCATGGCGTCAGGGGCGCTTCGCCGAACCATTCTTCCCACCATGATTGAAACTGCTCTATGCTCTTATCCACGGCGCTTCTCCTCTTTAGCCAATACGAATGCGCTGCACAGCAGAATCAGCGCGTCAGTGAACATCAGGCCGTCCTGCTTAATGATGGCTGCGAACATGAAGCACATGCCGATGAAGACCAACATTATGATGCTCACACCCGCATCTCCTGCCGCACTGCGCGCAGCTGCTGATTGATGAACGCAGTCATCGGGTTTGAACATCCGAACTGACATAGCTCATGCGCTGCGACATACAGGAATGAGCCCTGATGCTCGCTGCATTTCTCTGAGTGGTAGCGCTCAAGGCGGCCTGAATCGTGCTCGTCACGGAGGATGCGCTGCACGGCGCCCATATCTAAACCAGTGCCCTCTGATATCTGGCGGGAAGATACAGGCCCATGCTCAGTTACGTATTCGCGGATACGCTGGCGATTCGTTTTACCCTGGCTAAGCTCGTACATTCGGCAGCGCGTTCCCATTCCGGTGCTGGCAGAGCGAATCAATGCGCCCTCTCGCACAAGACCGCAGACTATGGCGGCCACACGGTCGCCCTTGCCGCCGAGTTCCTCAACGAGTTGCTTGACGGTGCCTTTCCGGTTCACTTCGAACCAGGTCATAATTTGCAACTTGGTTATCATGATGAATCTCCGCTCAATACCTCGCGCGACTGATTGCCTGAAGCATTATCAGTTGGCTGGTAAAGAGATATCGTTTGGTGAGTGTTTCGATGTCGATGAAGCGAGGAGTGCCGATGTATCTGGCGATGGTGTCTATGTCGTCGAGGGTTATTTGCATGGCTCAGGCGCTACCGCGAGCATGTCATTCCATGACGCCGTAACATTGTCTACGCAGTCAGCTACCACCTGATTCCCGCAATCAAGACACGTTGCCTCCGCAAAAGGGTGAATTTGCTTGAGCATTTCCTTTGTTAGCTCAATAGGCACCAGTTTCCATCCCTCCGGCACTACCGACTTAAACGCCAGCGATTCGAACTGCTGCGCGGTGGTGTCGGCTTGCGCCTGCTCTGCTTCCATCATTTGCTCATACTCAGCAATCTGTGGGTCATACGGCAGAGAGTCATCAGCAATATCCGGCGCGGGCGGTGCTGTGCAATCACATTCAATGAGAATTGGCTCTCCCCATGGCTGCACCCCGCCGCTATCGGCTAATCCAGTGTTGCCGCATTTTGGGCAAACGGCTGATTCTTCCTTCTCCCGCTCTTTGCGCAGCGCCAGAAGCTCGTCCATCGCCACAACGCCGAGCCCAAACATCTCGTACTGCTCTTTGTCTTCTACCGGGTCATAGTCCTGCTGCCAGCATTCAAATGCGTTGCGAAGGTCTTTGGCTTGCTCTGTGCTAATAGTGCTCATGATTTCTTCCCTCCAATGCTGGCGATGATTTCGTTGCGGGCAATTTCCATCTTGCGGTTGATATCCCGCCGAAGAATGGCGTTCATAACCCGGTCGCGACGGTATGCCTTAAGCGGCTTCCGGTGTTTCACCTTCTCGCGCGTCGGCAGACTGGATGCTGACCAGTAACGCTGATTGCGGGCAGGGAACTCCTTCAGCGCCGCGCTCTGAAGCGCCGCCGTTGTGGTTGCCTTGCTCATGGTTAATCCTTGTGATGTCAGATTTGAGAAACGTTTTCCTGCTGCCACACCTCGTCATATTCAGACTTTGGCATGTTAGCGACGTAGTTGTATGGGGATGCGCCTTCGACCTGTAGAAACTGGTGAGACTGGTCGTCGAGAAACAGCGGTACGCCACCTTCCCAGCCTTCTCCGTTTCGCTGCTTTTCCAGCATCAGAACAGATGCCGGACCGGCTAACAGCTGCTGGTCTTTATCGTTGAGTTGCTCACCCGCCTGGACGCGCTGTAACGCTCTCTCCCGGCCTTTGTTGCGCCAGATGATAAACAGGTTGTCCGTAAGGTCGGTGATGGCACCAGAGCCTTTCACATCCATTTTGCCGGTGGGCTTTTCCTCACTATCTCCTTTGCGGGAGTGAGTAACGAGGATGATGTGAGAGTTGGTCTTGTTCTTGAAGTCGCACAGTGCGTCGACAAACGCTTTTTGCCCGTTGTAATCGTCATCGCCAATGCCGCACTTCATGAGGCTGTCGATGATGAAAAGCCGGATTCCATATCGGCGGCGGGCATAGGTGAATATCTCAATCAGGCGTTCAGCTTTCGCCGTTCCAGTCAGACCGAATAACCATAACCGGTCATCGTAGAAGTTGAATGCCGACTCAATCTCCAGAACCGGAGGCATCTTGCAGCATGTGGCCTGGCGGGTAAGACGCTTAAGCAGTATGCCGGGCTTAAGCTCCAGCGAAGCCACGCATGTCTTGACGCCCTGCCTCATGGCTTCCAGCGCCATATGACCGACGACTTCCGTTTTCCCATGTCCGTTAACGCCGTTGACAAGCGTCAACTCGGCTTCGCGAAACTGGAAGTTATATGCCAGTGATTCCCATGGTGGGTTAAAGAGGTACTGCTGCTTACCGTAGAACGCGTTGATGGTGTCCTGGTAAAACTCGCGGGCACTGTATAGTTCTTCCGGATCGAAGAATGCGGCACCGCCAAGACACTGCCAGATTTCATCTTCGGAGATGCCGTCCATCAGACACTCGTTGATGTCCTTGCGTGGTAACTTGACCATCCGGCAGCGATGTTCACCGAGGCGGCTGGCTATCTCTCTGGCGGCTTCCTGTCCTACTTCGTCGTTGTCCATCGATATCCAGATTTCTTCGAAGCGGTCGAGATTGTGAAACTCGAACTCAATCCATTGCTGCTTCGCCCCCTTGCCGCCACCGAACGGCACTGACAGTGCGTTGATGCCGTACTGTGAGTAGCTCATGCAGTCGATTTCACCTTCGCACAGAACAACCGACCGCACTTTGCTGTCCAGAGCCTGCCAGCCAAACAGACAAGGCTCGCAGTCTCCTTCGGCCATGATGACCTTCTTGCCATTCGGTCGCTCGGTGCTGATGCGTTTGACCTGAATCAGCTCGCCATCGCGCTTGTACGGGAATACCAGAGCGTCCAGCTCCCTCTCGCCGTTCCACACCTTGCCGCTGACGACTTCAAACGCTTTCGCCGTTTCCGGAGAGATGCCACGTGATTTGAGGTAATCGATGTGATGCTCTGTTTTGTTGCAGTATCGGGCGACTTTCTTTCGGTCAGGACGGGAGAATTTCTTTTCGCGCTTTGCGTCGAAATGGTGGTCGTCATCGCGGATGCCGAGAAACGCTTTGGCCTCCTGCATCGCCTGATGGAGGCTGATACCACGACACGCCATCCACAGGTCAAGCATGTCACCGCCATCGCCTTCAGCGAAGTCAGCCCATTTCTTTTTGCCGTTGAGGTTTACTTTCAGGCTGGAGCCTTTGTCTCCGTGGACATTGCCCGCCACCCACTCATGCCCGTCTTTCTTGCCGTTCGGCAACAGGTGCGGCGCTACCCTGTCAACCTGCGACCACAGCAGGTCACTTAGTTCGCTTGGTGTCATTAAGCTGACCTCAGATCCAGACGGTTAAACCAGAATTCAACGAATGCAGGACTTAGCCAGCCATGGTTATAGCCAGCGATGAGTAACGCTTTGATTCTGGATTTCATGGCTCACCTGTCGAAGAATACATAACCGGTTTTCGACACGGTGATGGTGGAAGATGATTTGGCCTGTGGGGTTTCGGAAGTCGGCTTGTCGTCGTTCCAGCGCTTCCCGTTGAGGTACGTTGCAGGATGCAGATTATCGAAGCCGAACTGCTTACCCTTCCGGCAGGCGATGTCTTCTGCCAGCATCTGAGCAAACTGCACTGGCGTTCCGCGTGATTCTTTCCGCCACTCCTGAAACTGAGATCTGAATGCAGAGATGGCTTTCTGCTTGCCCTTTTTTACCATGCCGGCACACCAGAAAATATTCTCGAAAGCCTTGTCCGTTTCTTCGTGCCGGGAAGGTGCTTTTTCCTGCTTCGCCTGAACCTGTTCAGGCATAGTGTTTTTATCTTGTCTTTCTTTCTTTTGAATAGTGTCTTTTGTGTCCCCCTGTTTTGAGGGATACGACTCCCTCAAATTGAGGGATGTTTTATCCCCTGTTTTGAGGGATATTCCCTCGTTTTGAGGGGTGCGCCATTCGTCGATGTTTTTGTTGGGGCCAAACATACCGCCCTGCTGCTTGACGAGACCCATTCTTACCAGTTCAAGTTTCGCTTCGTTGCAACGCTTAACGGGTAATTTTGCGATCTCCGATATCTGAGAATCACTGATTCTGTCCATGGGCTTATTCCACCCATAGGTTTTTCTCAGAATAGCCAGGAGGACTTTGAATTGACGCTTGGTAAGGTCAGCTCCGGCGTAGGCTTCAAGAAGCATGTTGGACAGCTTGGCATAGCCATCTTCCAGCTCTGCCACTTTTCTCTCCACCGGGGCTTTTACCGCCCCGAAATCTGCGTATGCGACGTTGCTCATTCGGGTTTCTCCAGTCTACGTTTACTGACTTCAAGCGCCTGTTTCAGCTTCTCAGCAGCTTCCCGGCTAAACGTTCGGATAAACCTTTCACGAGCTACATTTTTGTGTACTTCGTCCTGGATAAATCGTTGCTTAACCATTAGAATGTCTCCTGTACTGTTGTTGGCGAAACACAGTGTGCTAAGCCTCTAAGAATTCACCGTTCTTAGGGGCTTTATCTTTTGTGAGAAGCAGTGCTACCTGCTTTGCAAGATTCGATAATTCCTCGTCTTCAACGCCCCATTCCAGAATTGCCAACAGCATCGACATCTTCGGGATCATGCTGGCTTTCCAACGGGTAATTTGTGACTCATCAACGCCCAGCTGCGATGCGATATTTCGCTGACCGCGAATAGCGATGCGGTTGAAAATGTTGCTGGTAATTGCGTTGGCTCTCTTGCGTGTGCTTGTAAGTTCCATTCGGTATTCTTCCTTTGTGGTTTAGATAGATACGTGCGCAGACCGTGGGGTCTGCCACTTGGTTTTTGCTTACCCGGTTAGAGGTGAGCGACCAGAACTGTTAAAGAGCGGGTACTACTTAGGCGGCTGAATCAGTCGCCTTCATGTATCGGTGCGGGTAGAGAATCTGCATCTCGCTAATCTTCCCCTTGAAGAACTTTGCGAGCTTCTCAGCTGTTTCGAGAGATGGAACTTGCATTCCCCTCTCGATTCGACTCAGGTTGCCAACGTCCAACTGTGTTGCGATGGCTACCTCGGCGATTGTCAGCTTTTTCTCTACACGCATTTTTCTAAGTGGCGTCTGCATATTGCACCTCCGTAATGCGCTATACGCATAATATGCGAAATAAAAAATATGCGCAAGGCGCTTTGCGTGTCACGCATAAAAAAGGTTGAATATGAGCCATGAAAATAGGCGACAAGATCCGACAAATTCGCAAAGCGAATAAGATGACCCTCAGCGAGCTTGCGTTGCGCGTAGATAGCGACGTAGGGAACTTATCGCGCCTAGAGCGCGGCATGCAGGGTTACAGCGATACTCTCATTCAAAAGATTGCAGAAGCTCTCTCAGTTCCTGTGGCTGAGCTATTCTCTTCTAATGAAGCCGGTGATACTGTAAATACATACAGTGTTGGTTCCATTATAAAAAAGGGGAGGAATGATGTGTATCGAATTGACGTTCTTGATGTTTCAGCAAGCGCAGGTGATGGGGCTGCCTCGAAAGACGTTGTTGAAGTAATACGGTCTATCGAGTACGTGCCTGACCAGGCTAGGGTAATTTTTGGCAACCGGCCGGAATCATCTGTGAAGCTCATCAACGTTCGCGGTGACAGCATGGAAGGAACCATAGAGCCAGGCGATCTCATCTTTGTAGATGTCGGCGTCAGTGTTTTTGACGGTGATGGCATTTACGTTTTCAGCTTCAATGGCGACATGTTTGTTAAACGACTGCAAAAGGTCAAGAGCCAGCTGATCGTGATTTCTGACAATCCTCGCTATCGTGAGTGGACAATTTCAGAAGAAGAAATGCATATGTTTCATGTGGCTGGCCGTGTAATGCTGAGCCAATCTCAGCAGTTCCGCCGCCACGGATAAGTCATCTTTTGCACACTAAGCCCGCCTTGCGCGGGCTTTTTTGTGCCTGTAGCAAACCCTGCCTAAATATTTTTCTCTTTCTGTTTCATACGCATAGATAGATTTCCCGACTTTTTTAACCACACCCTCATATTATGCGCTTGACGCATATGCGCTATACGCATATTATTCATCTCAACAGCAGGACGCTGGTAGCCAAACGGAACAGATTGGCATCGCTCTTTAACATCGATGAACTCTCAACCTAACCGTTGAGACCAGAGAGAAGTTGGCTTTGGTGGTGGAGAAGCTTGAAAGCCGGATAGCTACCGCAGGAGAAGCATCAGGTTGCGCATAGAAAACATGTCCTGAAGTCGTGGGTTCGATACCCACCTCCACCACCAAAGCCAATAACCGGAGGTCAGCATGGCAACCATCATCTGGAAAGAAGCAAAAGGCACTGCCAAGAGCCGCTATAAAGCGCGCAGGGCCGCCAAGATTGAACAGGCACAGCAAGACGCTTCTCTTGCACGCCGAATCGAACAGAAGCTCTCTGGTTGCGTCAGAGCAGACCGAGCCACTTCGCTCGTAGCTCTCCGCGATTACCAGGAGCCGGAAGTAACCGAACGCAAGCGTAACCCGGCATACAAGAAGCCGGGTAACCACCCTACCCACTTGATTAACGCGCACCAGAAAATGCGCGGTAAATCGATTCCTGCTTATTACGACTGAGGTGAGATATGGAATTTCATGAAAGTGCGATTTGTGATTTTCGAGCTAACGCAAATTCAGTAAAACCACAACCACTTGCAGTTCTTTTTAAAACGATGGGGTCATGGGCTGTTTTATGCTTCGCCTCTGACGACACGGACGCAAGAATGGCAATAGGCCAAGAGATGGAGATGGACCCGACAAACAATGAATTCATAACTTATGGCGCTCCATCTAATTACTTACTGGATACCTGCAACATTTACATCAAGGCCGCATAGTCGGCCTTTCTTTTTGGCAGCAAGCCACTTATCTGAGGTGAGATATGGATGAGGAAGTCGAATGCGACGTATGCGGCAAAGGGATTGCTGCGGTGGCCGTTTACAGCGGCGATGGCAATGAAGAGCTTTGCCACGAATGCTATCACGATATTTACGACATTGATGATGAATGCTCGCAAGCTAAAGCCATCGGCGAGGAGGAGTGAATGGAAGGTTGCGATAACAATGACCTGATGATCAGGTTAACAAGTGCAGTAAGCGCAGTGTTCAGCCAGTGCATGCAGGAAAATGAATATTACGTTGCAAAGCTTGCCGTTGCTGAGTTTCTGGTTGCAGTTGACCTCTCACCAGACGATGCGATTGAAGTCATGCAGCGAGCACAGGGAATGGATGCCATGACTGACGATTGTCTGGATGAGCTAATCGAGGACTTCGCTGAAGGTGCTGAATAGCAGCCGATAGCCGATTCATGGAGTCGGTTATCTGATGCAACCACCAATGAGCAGAAGGATAAAACATGACCAAAATCTACATCACAAAATATGCGCTTACCTCAGGAATATTTACAGCTGAAGCAAATGTGGATACTGAGAAAAGGATGGCGTCATTCCGTGGCTCTGAATCAGGATTCTTGCAGTATTACCATGGCGATGATTTCCATTTCAATAAAGAGGCCGCATTGGCTCGCGCCGAAGAAATGCGCAATAAGAAACTCAAGTCATTGGATAAGCAGATGAAGAAAATATCTGCCATGAAGTTTGAAATCAAAGATTGAAATCGCAAGCCGTATTCACAGAGTGCGGCTGACGATGCAATCCGCATCATAACCAAGACAGGAGACGAAGACCTGTTCTGGTTATTGGAGAAACCCTCATTATCCCCTGAAGTTGTTCGCCCTCTCCGGAGGGCTTTTTTTCGCCTGGAGGAAGTATGGGTGATATGGGTGAATTCTGGCGGGACCTGAAGCCAGAGTTAAAAGAACGCAGAAAGAAAGCCCGAGACTCAGCGCATGAGCGAATAGCGGCATTCTTCAGGAGAAATGAAGTGGAGTTTGAGGAAGGGAATAACACGCTGATATTCAGGACGCCACAGGGAACAGTTGCTTACTACCCACCAAGCCAGCGCATGCAGCACAAGAATAACTGGAAAGATTGCCCCCCTACTTACTGCATGAATTACGTGAAAAAACTCAGAGCCGTTTAGGCGGCTCGCATATCAACAAGGCTGCTTATTAGCGCGGCCTTTTCGCTATGCCCACTTAACCGTAAGGAATCCCACCATGATGCAATTATCGCTATCGGGTGGCGGCATCATGTCCGCCTATTACCCGACTGAATCCGAATTATCCAAACGCTTTCGCCGCCTTATCCGTGCGGCTCGCAAACAACTGGAGGCGTTATGCCACATGTAAATCACCACGCTTTGCGGGCAGCGCAGAGCAAGGCGGTTATCGCCCGATTCCTGGGTGATGCCGGGATGTGGCTGCAGGCCAATCAGCAGATGAAGCAGGCAGTGAGCATGCCATGGTACCGGAGGACGCAATGAAGCACCTCAACCCTCGCGACATGACGGATGAGCGGTTCTATCGGCTTGTCCATGACATTTTCGAAAATTACTCAGAGCAGGAATCCGAACATGACAACAAATCCTCCCCGTCTCGCGTCGACGATTGCGATCAGCAAGATATGGCGTGAAGCATATATCAAGATGGCGCTCGAATACCGCCGAGCTGGCGACCGCAGGGAGAAGAAACTTGCACTGCTCGCGGCACAACTTGAGCGCATGAACGTTCGTGAATTACTCGGCCCTGCGCCGTTCTGAGGTTTATATGAGCAAAGAGTTTTATGCGCGCCTGGCAAAAATACAGGCCCACCTTAACGCGCCGAAAAACCAGTACAACTCATTCGGCAAATACAAATACCGCAGTTGCGAGGACATTCTGGAAGGTGTTAAGCCGCTTCTGGATGGGCTGTTTCTCTCAATAAGCGATGAAATCGTGCTTATTGGTGATCGCCATTACGTGAAGGCCGTGGCAACCATTACTGATGGCGAGACCAGCCACACCGCCACTGCAATGGCCCGCGAGGAGGAAAGCAAAAAAGGAATGGACGCAGCGCAGGTTACGGGCGCGACAAGCTCATACGCTCGCAAGTACTGTCTCAACGGACTGTTTGGCATTGATGACGCAAAGGATGCGGATACTGACGAGCATAAACAGCAGCAATCAAGGCAGGAAAGCAACGCGCCGGCTAAAAAGCCTGCCTCGCCCGAGCAGGTTTTAAAGGCGTTTACTGAGGCCGCCTCCGCAAAAAATAGCGTCGCAGAGCTTAAGGGCGCTTTCGCTAAGGCGTGGAAGATGCTGGAAGGTACGCCTGAGCAGCAAAAGGCTCAGGACATTTACAACATTCGCAAAGATGAACTTGAAGGGATGGAAGCGTAATGGCGCACTCAATAACAGTAAAACTCAACAAGCCAGCCAGGGAGTTTCAGGCAGGCGAAAGCATCGGATTCAATGTCCGCGCAGGCGTTCAGTATTACGACAGGCAGTCCAAGAAAAAGGAGTGGACGAACTACAGCGCCGCTGTGTTTGCAAAGCCGGGTCCGCAAGCGGATTACTACCGCAGCGTGTTGGTTGAAGGCTCTATCGTGGAGTTAACTGGCGACAGCATTAAGGTTGATGTTTACCAGGGAAACAATGGACAAACCATCACGCTTGAGCTTCAGAATGCGAAAGTAGGCTTCGCTTCGTCAGGCCATCAGCAGTCGTCGCAAACGACATCGGGCTCTGAGCAGTTCGACGATTCAATCCCCTTCTGATTTAACCCAATAAGGCAACCAAATGTCATCACCTCTTCCCGGGGCGGGATACGCACGCCCGCCAAAACGTTCCGGCACCAAAGAAGAGGTGCTGGCGCGCATCAAGGCACACCTGCAAGAGACGCTGGGAAAGCAGTACGAAACCGAGAGCAAGGAAGCTCGCATGACCCGTCATGCTGATGCGCTGGCCGACCGGCAGCTTTGGGACGACAACCTGGCAGCATCGTTTATGCCGGGATTCGTCGCCACAGGCCCGCGCCGCCCTGAAGAAACAGATAACCGTATGCGCCGCTTCCTCGGTCGCTACGGTCACGTTCGTAGCGATTAAGGAGTCAATCATGATTACACATGACCCGCTTATCACACCAAGCGAGCTACAGGCTCGCGTCAAATCTCAGCCGATGCCGAGCCGCGAAGAATTGATGAAACGCAACAGCTTCGGTTCTGTGAATAACAACAAATACCTCAACCGCTGGCTGGAAACGAAGAAATGAACAACGACGAATTAATCGCAGCCGGTCATGAGCTGGCGAAGTGTCTCGACAGCAATACGCCGCTGATTGATATCGCGAAGATGCTGAGCAAGATGGCGACGCAACTGGATGTTACCACCGCGGCGCTGCGCGAAAAGACGAAGCAGTGCGACGCGCTGGCGACAGAGAATGCGTTGCTGAAGGCAGGAGTTAAATATTTCAGTTACAGCGAAATGGCTGGATTTGAAGAACACAGCACGGCTGATTTAGCACAGAAATCAGCAGATGCGGACCTTGCCGGTGAGCGTGACGAGGCTTCGTCCGAAGGCTGGTCAGAAGAGACGGACACTATTTGCTGGGGAGTGATTTTACAGAAAGCAGTTGAAAACAAATTCGAAAAACCCTCAGAGGAAAACGGCTGGAATGGGTGGTCAGATTATGCGCTGCTGCCAAACATCGAAACCCCCGCCACGGACGCATTCCTGCGCGAAGTAAGGGCCAGTTTTATCCCAGAAGGTTACGCCCTAGTGCCTCAACAAATCTTCCTTGAACCGTCCGACATTGAGTCTATTTGCTCGCAATGCGGCGATGGTCATGAATCTGGGTACGGTGATTTTACTGACGGACTGCTGTGGGTTGGCGACATTCAACGTGACGATGGCAGCATCGTCCATGGCCTTCATATTTCATCAGCAGATTATTCAGAGGAAGGCGGAGTGACTGTTTGTGAATTTGCCGCCCAACTGCGTCAAGGCGGTGCCGCATGAGCCGTCAAATCGAATTATCGGATGCTGCACTGGTATTCACTGATGCATCAACAGGACAGGGTTATATCCGAACTCTGAATGAGTGGGAGGCAAAACTGGTATCCGCTCAACTCGCAGCGCTGGACGATGGTGAGCTTAAAGCTATCCCTGTGCAGCCGGTAAAAATAAAACGCATGGGGACCAGCCATGAATAACATCAACGAACTGACGGCAAAACTGGAAGCCATCGCGCAACATGCGGAGCGCGGATGGCAAGAGGCTCATGAACAAGAGGCTCGTGCGGAAGCCGCAGAGAAGCGAATCGCTGAACTGGAGGCACGCAAGGTTAAGTTGCCGAGCATTAACCCTCAAATGTTCAACGACGATGTGATGTTTGGTTATCGAAAAGCACAACGCGAGGCGGTTGAGTTTTGCGCCGCAGCTGGCATCAATCTTGAGACAGGGGGCGAAGCGTGAAAGAAGTAACCATTGACAGCGTGCGCGAGTGCATAGCGAATTTGGAGTTACAGGCGAACTATTCGCCAATCGGTGGCAGGCTTAATGAATTTGAAATAGCGTGTTTGCGCGAGCTGCTTGGACTGCTGGCGCTGCGGGAGAAAACACGGCGCGCTGTCGCTTACCTGAAGGCAGTCAACGACCGAAGTGAACCTGAATGTAAGGATGTGCTTGTCGATTACGCTATACGGGAGCTTGACGGGAATGATCACCGCTCAGCGCCGCCCGCGCCGGTTGTGGATGACTTTGAGCGTTGGTTCAGTCAGCGCCGGAAATTATCCGAAATCAATACTGACGTGCAATACAGGCTGCAAAAAGAGGCGTGGGAGGCTCGTGCCGCCAAGTTGGACGCTGGCGCGCAGGTTGTGCCTGATGAGCTTGTCTACAAGCTTCTGGATATTGCGAAAAGAGCCGCTGAGGAAGCAGACGAATGCGCTTATGTCGAGTTTAGTGACAAATCAATGAAGCACGCTCGCGAAATTGCTGAATGGGAAAGACGCGCCGCCACGCTTCAACCTGTAAGCCAGCCTTACAAGTTGCCGGGAAAGGAGGGGTGATGGATAAGTGCCAAGGTGTTTTCGGAAAACTGTTCGGGCACTCGTACCTCCCTGCAATCACTAAAGGTGCGGCATCAGTAAATCTTGATGCTAAAGGAGTTGGAAGTAGAGCAATCATCGAAATGGTCGATAAAACAAGAAATGAGACGTTTCACGGCATCTACTGCAAGCGGTGCGGGAAGGTGATCAATGCCTAAATCCGCAGCAGAGCGCAAAGCGGCTCTTACACAACCTTTTCAATTCTCTGCTGCATAAATGACCTTACCGCTGGTTATCATATCCTCTCAAACAGCGAGGAGTTCATTAATATGATTTGTCCAAAATGTGGTTCTTCTGCAATCTCCAAAGAGACAACAATGCGTGGCGGGTCTGGAGATTATGTTTGCGTTCCGTGTGGTTATAACGATGCGAAATCCGCTTTCGAGAAGGGGCAGGAAAAGACCAGCAAGCCTGTTAAATGGACACTTAAAGAAAAGCGGTAAGGCCACGAATTGACAGCCAGCCCACCTCAATTTACTGTATATAAATACAGTTATTTTGGGGTGCGTCATGAGCAAAGACTCGGACTATCTGATTATCTATCGCGGCGAGATACATCACCGCATTACGCCCGGTCGATGGGTGCTCATTCAGCGTGCAAAGGAGTACGGCGGCGGGTGGTGGCTGGGGAAAGCCTACGATGATGTGTTTATGCTTGAGTTCGATAAGCCGACGTCGATGGCGACCGCGACTGAGTACATCATGTCGCATGGAAGGATGAGCACATTCCCACCGTGGGATGACAATTTTGAGTTAACACCATGACCCGCTTCGGCGGGTTTTTTATTGGAGCGAATATGAGAGCCCAGAATCAGAGAGTTCATATTGTTTACAAGATAGGAAGGAATGGCACTGGTTACGGAGTGGTTGCAGTCTTTGAGAGCAAAAAGGACGCTGATGCGATGGTTGAAAAGAAGTCGTCATGTCATGAAGCGCACAGCAATTACCTCTACAAGGTAATTAGTAAAGAAGTAAAGCCTACAAACGCGCCTGAGGGCGGTTTTCTATTGGAGAAATTTATGTCTGACCAGAGCAAACATTACGACTACTACATCGTTGAAGGGCCGGAAGTGAAGGCGCTTATTGATGGATACGACCAAATAGGCAAAAAGCGAAACGAAATCATGCAGGCAGCAATTGATAAGGTTGGCGCTATCGCATGGACAAATAGCAGCAGCTGGGGAGATAAGGGCGGGCTGATACAGGCTTTTGTGTGGGAAAAAGGATTTGCATTCCCTGCCCCGGTAACCATCAAAAGCGAGGAGTTTTGGGAAGGTAAGCGCGTTGTTATCGCGCGAGGCAAAGGAAACAGCAAAGAAGGCCGTGAATATCAAAAAACGCTGGAAGCAGTAAAGGATGAGGCCAATAAGCAACTCCAGGCACTGCCGCTATGGGAGTCGTACATCATTGATCACTACGGCGTCATGCGCACAGGAATAGGCGGCCAGGCAAGACGTGGATACGGTTTTGCCATGCTGAGCACGTATGGCGGTAAATGTCCGGGCCGCGATGATGCGCTGGTTTTCGCGATCCCAAACGACAAAAGTGAGCGTCACGGTGATGTGGTAATCCCCGAAAGCTTCCAGAAGCTAACGTACGGTCAGTTTTATGACCTAATCAACCGTGAAGATGAACAGGCCGCCTGATGGCGGCTTTTTTATTTACGCCTGGAGATAATCGAATGAATACAGCAATGAGCGATAGACTCATGCCGATCACCGATGTGTGTGCGGCAACCGGCTACAAGAAGCCTACCATTTATGAATGGATGCGAGATGGTAAATTTCCACGTCCTGTTAAGATTGGCAGAAGCGTCCGATGGCCCTCCAGTGAAGTCGATGCGTGGATAAAGGATAAAATCACTTCTTGTCCTCGATCAGGCCAGCAATAACACCTCCCCACCAATCCATCATTTCCCTTCTTTCTTTCATATACTCCGCATGATTGTACGCGGCAGCTACCCTATTCTTTTGCTGATGAGCCAGTTGTGCTTCTATCACTTCTGGCCTGAAGCCTTGCTCATACAAAGCGGTGGATGCCGTGGCGCGGAAGTCATGCCCGGTTATCTCACCGCTTGCAAAACCCTGATACTCGATAGCACGATTAATGGTGGTCTTGGCAATTGGCTGTCCAGGCTTTGATGGGCTGGGGAAGAGATATTCTTTATCACCTGTCAGTGGTTTAAGTTCTTCCAGCAATGCGATAACATGGTCGCACAACGGAACGCGGTGTTCGCGGCGTTTCTTCATCACTTCTTTTGGGATTATCCATTCGGCTTTTTCTAAGTTGATATCATCCCACCTGGCAAACCTAAGTTCCTGTTGACGCACGAATGTCATAACCAGCATTTTTATGCAGATAACCATAACCGGGCTTTTGTAATTTCGTAGCGAGACAAATAGCTGACGAAGCTCTTCTGTAGTTGCCGGTCTTGCGTGTGTGGTAGGCTTCTGCATCACCGCGCCGCGAAGGGCATACGATGGATCGACTTCAGCTCTCAGTGTGGCGACGGCGTAGCAAAAAACGGCCGAACATATCTGTCTCACTTTTCCTGCGGAATAAGCATTCCCTGCCTTCTCTAGCTTACGCATCAATGCAAGTATGTGCGCCGCTTTAACGTCCTTTACTGGTATCTTCCCTATTGCGGGCAGGATGTGCTTATCCAGGAATCCACGATTAACTATCTGAGTTTTCTCTGCCCAGGTCTGGCACTTTCGCTCATACCATTCTTCAGCGATTGATTTGAAGGTGTTCGCTGCATCACCCATAACCATCAGCTTTTCAGTGTCTTTGACGATGGTTGGATTTTTGCCCTGCCTAACCTGTTCTCTTGCCCACTCTCTTTCTCTTCTGGCATCAGCCAGGGATACGCCAGGGTACTCGCCTATCGTATAGCGCCCGTCTTTTTTTGGTGACAGCCAGAACCGGTATCGCCATATCTTGGCACCGGTAGGTCTGACATCAAGATAGAGGCCCTGACCATCCTGAAGCGAGTAAGGCTTCTCATGAGGCTTAGCATTTCTGATTTTTGTGTCGGTTAATGGCAT